GGATAGCAGCAAATTGGGAATATGTACTAGTCGTTATTTACGCTTTAGAAAAAATCGTGAAAATGACCCCGACAAAATATGACGATATCTTATTTGATATGTTACTTAAACCAATTAAAGAGAAATTCTCACCATCAAAATAAATTGTAATTTCAAAAATTACTAATATAGTTATAATAAACAGGTTTTAAATCTTAATGATAACAATCAGAGGAAACGCTTATGGCGCAATATAAATTTCCAACGGAAGTAGTAAATCTTCCGTCTAAAGGAAAGTTGTATCCAAAATCAAATCCACTTTCAAAAGGTGAGGTTGAATTAAAATATATGACAGCAAAAGAAGAAGATATTCTTACTTCTATAAATCTAATACGTAAAGGTATTGTGTTAGATAAAGTTCTTGAATCAATAATAGTAGATAAAAAAATAAAAGTTGATGATTTATTAGTTGGTGATAAGAATGGATTAATTATTGCTGCAAGAATACTTGGATATGGTAAAAACTATGATGTAACAGCCGCATGTTCAGACTGTGGAGAAACAAGTACTTTAGATGTAGACTGTACTTTATTAAAAGACAAAGAACTTTCAGATGATATAAAAGAAAATAAATTTTCTATAACTTTACCAGCAACTAAAGTAACTTTAGAATTTAAACTTATTTCAAGTGGTGAAGAAAAAAAGGTAGAAAAAGATGTAGAAGCTATGAAAAAAATTCAACCAGATATTGATTATACTAATTCTTTTAAATTTAAAAGAATGATTACTTCAATAGATGGTGATACCACACAATCAGTTATTAATGATTTTGTTGATAATAAATTTTTAGCACAAGATTCATTAGAATTTAGAAGATATATTAATAAAATATCACCAGATGTAGATATGACTTATCCATTTGAATGCACACATTGTTCTCACACCCAGGAGGTGGTGGTCCCGTTGGGGACAGGGTTTTTTTGGCCTAACGCATCATAATAAACTTCAAGTTCACGAAGAAATATTCACACTATTAAATTACGGAAATGGTGGTTACACTTTTCAAGAAGTGTACGCTATGCCCGTACATCTCAGAAAATACTATCTAAAAAGATTAGCTAAAGAGTATTCAGATATCGCCAAAGAGCGACAGAAGATATATGACCAATCTATTGCTAAACGAAAATCATAATTTTTGATATTTATTTATAACTAATCCCAACAACAAAATTTCAAAATGGAGTATAAAATGTCTAATAGATTAGATGAGGGTATTATAGGAAAAATAGTTCAAAAAGTATTAATGATGTTAATTAGTGGGAAATCCCGCAAAGCTGTTCAAGCTTTCAAAAAAGACCCACAGATGCAACGTAAATTAATGAACCTAAAAAAATCTACAGAAGATTTTTATACATCATTAGAAAAAATGAAAAAAGCAGACCCAAAATTTGCAAAGGATTTTGATACACTACGTAATTTGAGGTAATAAAACATGCCTGCCATTCCAAATAAACAGGAACAAAAAGAAGTTAATGATCTTCTCAACCAAGCCGTAGAACTTATGAAAAAAATAAATGGTGCTGTAGATAGTAATGCAGATACATTTACAAAGTTTAAGGGTAGGGTTGCTGATGCATCAGCAACTGCAACTGCATACTTAAAAAAAGTAACTGATGCTGGTGAATATACTGGTAAGGGACTTGGTAAAGGTGTAGTTGATTTTGATAAAACTGCAAAGTTCATAAATGAAAATTTTGATGACATAGTTAGTGGTGTCATGGAAATTCCAAAAGGATTACAACTTGGTGCAGCTAGGGCAGGTAATTTAGCTGGATATGTAGGTCCTGAGGGTGTATTTGATGAGGGTTTAAAAAATGCAGTTGACTCTGTTTATCGTTTACAAGAAGTAATATCAGACCCTAAAACACACGCAGCTTTTGAAGGAATAGATAATGCAGCTGGTAGTATACAAGGTTCATTAGATAGTATTCCCGGTGGAAAGTCATTACAAAAAGCATTTGGTATAGATGTTGCTGGTGGAGCTAAAAAACTAAAAAGTAATATGTTAGATGTTGCTACAGGTAAAGGTTCTATTAAAGATTTAATTAAAGGTACTGGACTTTTAAAAATTGGTATGTTAGCAGCTGCAGCTGCAGTAGTATCGTTTGGATTAGAAGCAAATAAAGTCCAAAAAGATTTAGGTGTTTCTTATTCAGAATCCGCAAAAATATTAGCTACTTCTAAATCAATAGCATTAGTAAACAAAGCTAATGGAATGACTCAAGAAGATACGTTGAGTATTATGAAAGGTATAGCTTCAGAGTTTGGTAGTTTTAGTAAAGCAACAGCTGCAACCACATTACAAGCTAGTAACTTAGTAGCAAACTTTGGATTGAGTGCAGATAGTGTTGGATCATTAGCAAGAAATATACAAACAGTTGGTGGTGGTACATTAGAAGCCTCTTTAAATTCAGCTGAATTATTTGGTAATATGGCGAGAACAGCAGATGTTCCTGTCGGTGAGGTGATGAACGATATAGCAAAGAGTACAGAAATTTTTGCTAAATTTGGTCAAGATGGTGGAGCAAATATAGCAGCAGCTGCAATATCGGCTAAAAAATTAGGTTTAGAATTGTCTAATGTAGCTTCCATAGCAAATAGTCTTTTAAACTTTGAAGATTCTATACAGAAACAAATGGAAGCTGAGGTTTTATTAGGTAAAGAATTAAATCTTGAAAAAGCAAGGGAAATGGTATTTAATAATGACATAGCAGGAGCTATGGAAGAGATAAGTCAATTGGTTTCACCAGAAGAATTTAACGCTATGGATGCAGTTAGAAGAGAAGCGTTAGCTGCAGCAACTGGTTTAGATGCAGCAGCTCTTTCAAGAGCTATCACCGCTGGTGGAGCAGGTGGTGGTGGAATAACAACTGCTATGAGAACAGGTGGAGCACCATCAGGTGGTGGTGGAACTGATAAAATGGATATGTTGATAACAACAGTTCAAGAGGGTAATGCAAATATGGTTAGAGCAGTACAAGGATCAGGAGTAGGTTAATGGCACTTAAAGAAATGAAATCAAATTTAGCTATTGGTGTTGGTTCAAAACAAACACCACAATCTTTTCAAGATGGTCACTCATCTACTATTGTTACAGGAGCAAAAACATTTGAAACACCACCAAGATTTCAAGTTGAGAAGAGTAAGTTTACTTCTATAAGTCGTCAAAGTGAAATATTGACTCACGAATTCAATGATAATTTTACACCAATAACTATAGCAGAAATGCAAACACCTGATTTACAGAAGTATTATGATAGAGCATTTAATAACGCTGATAGATTAGGTGCAAGAAATAATGATAGATTTGGTTTTGATGAACCATTTATTATTAAAGGAATAGGTGATAGATGGGGACCAGGTAATTTAGGATCGTTTGATGGTGGTATAGTAAGAGCAGGTGCAGTTACATCAGCAGCAAGAACTGCAGCTGACGTTCAAAGAATTGGTAAATTTTTACTAACACCAAGAGGTGTTGGTTTTATAGCAAAACAACATATATTACAAGGTTTAAATGCAGGTGGTCCTGTTATGAGATCAGATATGCCTCCTGTAGATGGAAGTTTACAAAAAATAATTAGTGATAGATTAGGACAAAATAACAAGTTTTTACTTGAACCAAAACAACAAAGATTTTCTACAGGAAGAGATATATTTGGTAGTACACCACCAACAGTAAATGAAATGAAAGGTAGTGATATCAGATCTTGGAGAGAAAGTTCAATTATAGATTCGTTACCTCTTACTGCACATTACGTTAGACATAAAATTCCTGCAGGTTCACCAAGTATTCAATTAGTTAAAAATGTTGGTAATTTTGTTATTGATATGGGTGGTGGTACATTATCATTTATGGATGGTATTGATGTGGCATTTCCTCACGTTAGTTTGAATCCAAGTTTTCAAGCAGGTGATATATTAACAGGAGCAGGTAGAGCAATTAAAAATGCTGCAAATGGTATAGTTGATGTTTTCCCTAATGTTCTTAATGCAGCAGCATCAGCAGGACAAGCAATTGGTGATACAGTTGGTAATTTGATAAGAGGTATAGAAATACCAAGAATTCAGTTGGGTAATTTAAATGCATTTACATCCTTATTTCCAGATTTAATATCACTTCCTAAAGTACAAACTCCTGATTTTAGTGGTTTGAAAAATATTTTAGGTGGGTTAGCTAATACTGCGGCATCTCTTATATCTTCTATACCAGTACCAGGAGTAAAATTACCAAATATTAGTTTACCGAAGTTACCAAATATGAAACTTCCAAAATTACCTAATATAAGTTTACCAGATATTAATATTGGAAATCCATTTGATGGTATACTTAATGCGGTAAAAGGAATAGAATTAAATTTCCCTAAGTTTAGTGGTAAAGGTGGATTAGGTTTAGGTTCTTTTTCTTTGCCAGATTTGTCAAATGCATTTCCAGCAATTAGATTAGGAGCTGAGATATCTAAAGGTTCACTTCATTTTGATATGGTTGCTTTTGATGTGGGTAGAGCAAAGTTTCAATCAGCATTAGAAAATTTAATACAACAACCAGCTGCTCTTAATGCAGTTGGAACTAAATCTTTTGGTAAAGATGAAGTAAATCGTCCTGATTGGATTAACAATGGAATGAGATATGGAGTATATGCAAACATAGCAGGTTCAATTCTTGGTGATAGAGGAACAAGAGCAAGTGGTACAGAAGATACACCATCACTTTATTATACAACAGCCAATCCAAGTGTAGCTCAAGATAACAAAGGTGGTTTGACTAATTTATACAGTAAAGAAAATAGTTATGTAGAGTTAGTCGCTCCTCAAGATGGTGCAGATGTTAATGAAGCTAGACCAAAATTTGGTATAGGTTTTGATTCAAAGAAAAAAATGCCTTATGCAGTTCAAGCAGGATTTTTAAGTGGTGAAAGATATGGTGTAGAGGATAAAAACTTCCCATTAAATACGGAGAAAAGAGCTCCTTTAAATTCAAATATATATCCAAAAGACATACCAAATGTAGTAGAAAAAGCTGGTGATAAAGCAGGAAAAAGATTACAAAAATATCAAATGTTAAGTTATGGTCAACTTTCTGAAGAAAGTAGATATGAAAATACAATTAGTAAAGCTGCTATAGAAAGAGGTCTTGGAGATTCAGGAGCTCCTGGTAGAACTGCAGTTGACGAAGCTGGTAATGTAATTCAAGTTGATGCAGGTGGTGGATTAAAAAATACTTTAAATGACCATGTAAATCTACATCCATATGGTGGAACTACAGCAGATGAAATTGCAAATGATGAAAATAAAGATTTTATTCCATTTAAATTTAGAGATATGGTGAATGGTAAGTGGATTATATTCAGAGCAATTATTGAAAGTGTTTCAGACACATCTTCACCTGAATATGCAGAAGAAAGATATATTGGTAGACCAGATAAAGTTTATGTTTATCAAGGTGCTACAAGAAATGTTAATGTTACATTTAAAGTGATGCCAAAATCAGCTCAAGAATTAATTACACTTTGGGATAAATTAAATTATTTAAGAGGATTAGTATATCCTACAGTACAAAAAAATCGTATGATATCACCATTTTTCAGTTTTACATTAGGTGATATGTTTGATAAACAACCAATGATTTTTCAGAGTTTAAATTTCGCAGTAGATAATGCATCATTATGGGAAATTAAACCAGGTTTAAGACTACCAAAATTAATTAATGTTTCAGCAGACATGAGAGTTATTGATAAGAGAACTCCACAAACTACAGGTAAACATTATGATTTACCCTGGCTTGATGGTGATCAAGAATTTGGAACATTTGATAGAGATCCTGCATTAGCAGCTTCAATAAGACCTAATAGAAAAGCACATCAACAATTATTTGATTCGTTAGGTATTAAAGGAGTTGGTAAAAAAGAGTTTGATAAATTAGTAAAAGGTGATAAAGCAATTATGGCTCAAAAAGCATTGATAGAACAATTAAAATCTGAAGGTGTATCTGCAGCAGACATACCAAAAGCAGTAAATATTCCATTTCCAGGGTAGGAGTTTAAATTATGGGAAGATATGATGATATATTATTAAAATTTAATAAAAAAGGACAGAGAGTTCTTGTTCCTACTATATATCCTACAATACCAATATCAGATAATGATCAATTTGTTTATCCACAAGATGGTGATAGATTAGATAATTTAGCTTATAAATACTATAATGATGCGTCTTTGTGGTGGGTTATCGCACAAGCAAATGAATTAGGTAAAGGTAGAACCATATTAAATCCAAACTTTCAAATAAGAATTCCAGGCAATATTACAACTATAATCGCTAATTTTAACGCACTAAATGAGTAAAAAATGATTCAGTTAAAACCAATTGATTCAGAAGTTCAAAAAACCCTTATTGAAAAGATAAAACAATCTGGAAAAAAAGAACGTCCAGTTGGAGAACCTTTATCAGGTGATAAGGGTAACTATATGCAAGCTAGAACTACTTGGGCTAGAATGATTTCATTATCAGTTCCTAAAGATGCACCAGACCAACCCGTAGTGATATCTGCAGGGGAAGAAATGGTTGATGAATCAAGATTGAGTGCCGGAAAATTAAGTTTTACAGATCAAGTAGAAACAACTAAACAAGTTGGTAATGTATTAAAAACAGTAAATCAAAAAGTAAGTGGTAAAACCTCAAAAATTAATGGAGCGATTCGTGGTGATTTTTATGATGTATATCAAAAAGATAATTACAATAGACCAATTGCTGGGTTAAAAGGAATAAGTACGCGAATACAAGGACAATCAAAAGCTATAAGAAGTGCAGAAATAAAATGGATATGTTGGGATTTTGATACATTAGAGAGATTAACACCATATTTTCTTTCTCCAGGAGTTTCAGTAGCATTAGAGTTTGGTTGGATGTGGCCTGGTCACACACCAGAAGAATTTATCTATGACAATTGGATGAAAATGGATGCAAAAAAAATAGGTGATTTGAGTAATGTAGTTAGAAAAAAAGGAAAAGGTAATCAAGAATTAGTATATGGTATAGTTAAAAATTTTACTTGGACTGGTAGAGATGATGGTGGGTTCGATTGTGTTACAGAAATAGTATCACCATCTTCTAATGTTTTTAAAACACAAATGGGTGATTCTGAAGAAACACCATCATTTGAAATCCCAGCTGATATAAGAAATCAAATCAGACAAGAGAGATCTGTTTTAAAAAGTAGAGAGGGTGAAGTTAAAAAAATAAGAGATGATGATCAAATACAAAGAGCCTTAAAAGAAGAATTTCCTAAAGCAGATAAAGAGGGTATACAAAATATGCCACCAAAAATATTATTTGAAAATTTTAGAGAAATTTTATTAAATATGAAATATATCTATGAAGATGGTGGAGTTTTAGGTGCAGGTGGAGACGCTGATTGGAAGAATACAATTGAAGGTGAAAATGAAGAGTTTAAGGATACTATACTTGTAGAAAAACTTGGACTTTTTACTAGCAATAGTAATATTGATGAAAGATATCTTGGTCCTTATATAACATATGGTTGGTTTGAAGATAATATATTAAGTCGTTTTATATCAAAAATTCACGATAATAATAAAATAGGTTATCAAATACGTTCTGTAGATAAATTATTTACTGGAGTTGATGGAGCAAATGTTTATGAAAGTGTTAAAATAAATAATGATGTTGATAATTTATTAACATTAAATGCGAATGAAGTTATCATACCTGGTCAATGGCCAATGGATTTAGATTTTGCAACAAAAGAAATATCAGGAATGTCCGCACCACCACCCGCAGGTGAACATTTTCAAGGATATTCAACTACAAGAGCGGCTTATGTAAGTTTAATGAATAAAGTTAGAGAATTAGCACCATTTAATGTAGAACCAATAGATGAAGATTCATTGAGAGCACAAGGTGCGGTAGGTAAATATAAAGAGTTTATGACGGGAACTTCGGATAGGATGGGTATGAGTATAGGTGGTGGTTTATTAACAGGTGGAGTTAAAGATACAGTAGGTTCTAATATCCAATTTCGTAAATTACAACAGAGAGATGCTAATAAAAAATTAAAAATATCTCAAGCAAAAGATGGAGAAGCACCACCACAAGGAAAAGGTTATTTAAGAAATTTACTTATAAATTCAAAAATTATAGAAGAAGAAATGAGTAATGCTAATACACTTGAAGATGGTTTAATGAATTTAATGAAAAGAATAAGTGCAGCTTGTGGTAATATTTGGGATTTTAAATTAAGTTCAGATCCTGATAATGAATTTCAAGTTAAAGTTATTGAAGATAGTACTACTGAACAACCTGTAAGAAATTTATTAAATAATAAGAGTATTGATTTAGCTACGGGTGATATAACAGAGGGTTATGTTGATGGTAATGGTAATATTGCAAATCCAGGATTAATGGTATTTCCAACTTGGCAAGTTAATTCAATAGTGCATAGACAGGATATGGTTACTAAATTACCATCTCAGATGGCTACAGCAGCAATTTATGGAAGAAATATAAATAGTACAGAGGCTGCATCAGAAGATTTATCTTTAGAACCAGCAGGTAAAGCTATAGGTAAATTATTTAATGCAGGAATGGAAGAACCAAAAAATCCTAAAGATGCAATATTGAAGAGTATGGAAAGAGTATTGGGAAATTCAAAATATAAAACTTGGGGTTATAATTTGAATACTACTTTAGTACCAGAGTTAAATGTACAAGCTTCTTATTTTGATGGAAGTGTAACGGGAATTGATTTAGATTTTGATAGGATAGTACAAATTTATACTGAAAAGCAAATTATGGAAATTTTAGAAGATGGTGTTCCATCACTAGATGAAGAGGGTGAACCTGAAACTTTTACTAATAAACTTAAAAAAGCTTTTAAAACTATTTCTTGGGCTAATCCTGGTCTTTTACTATTGCGAGCTCAGTATGCTATATCACAAAAAGCACACGCTGCTGTTGCAAGTTGGTGGGAAAAAGGGTTAGATTTTAGATTCTTATATACAAACAATGGAAAAATGAAAAAACATTTTAAAACTGCATTGGTATATTTTTTAAAACAAGCACCAACTTCTTTAGAAAGAACAAAAGACGTTATGACACCAATAGAATTATCTGTAACTATTGATGGAACGGGTGGTATATTTGCAGGTGAAGCATTTTCAAGTTCGTATATTCCTAAGAGATATAGAGAAGCTTGTGTGTTTCAGATAATGGATGTAGCTCACGAATTAGATTCAGCAGGATGGAAAACAACATTAAGAGGTTTAATGAGAATTGATTATGGATTCGGTGCAAAGAAACCAATAGTTAATGTTTTAAAAGATATGTTAAAAAAACAAGCTGATATAGTCAATGATGATGATCCAAATACTGATCCAAACGATCCACCATATCTTACTTTTAGCGATTATTTAACTAAGACTAGAGGAAGGAAATCACCTTATAAACAAGGACCACCTGAAAAAGAAGATACTCGAACTGATAAACAGAAGAAAGATGATATGTATCGTAAAAATGAACAAGAGAATAGGAAATCAGACTAATGGTTATTTTAGAAAATGATTTAATAATAGAACAATTAGAACCATCAAGTGGATTTACAGAGTATGAAGAGTTTGTTTATGCTTATAATAAATCTATATATGTACCAACTGGAATAGAATACCATAAAATTATAACAAAAACTAAAAGACTTGTTTATCAAACAGGAAATAGACCACAACAACATTCACAAGAATTGATAAGAGTAAAAAACATATCTGCTTTTGAGGGTTATTTGGAAGCTAAAAGTCATAATGCAAAAAGATCAAAATATTTTAAAAATACAATGGTAAAACCAAAGAAAGAAGATTATAAAAAAGGATTTTTTATAAGACATTTTATGCAGTTAGCTTCTGATGATAAAGCACCAGTTATAGAAGTACGTAAGAGTAGTTATGAACAAGCAGATGGATTATATGCTAAAGTAAAAATTAAATGGTCTTTAAATAAAGATGAGATAAAGCAAGAAGAATTGAATATACACAATATCATGGAGGCAGAAAAAACATTTCCACAAATTAGAATGAAGATATATAATTTTGTTGAATTTGGGAAAGAAAGTTGATATTTATAACCAAATTAAGGTTATAAGTGAAATTCATAGAGAATAGTTCGGAATTTAATGCTTTTTTGTACGAATATGAAGAAGCAAATGAAATTATCGCAATCCCCATTCCTACCGATCATAAAAAACATCCAGTAGAAACAAAGTTATCCTTTCTTTTTTTATTAGTTGATGGTAGTGCATTTCTATTACCATACAATCATACCGATGCTATGTGTCTACAATTTGGTGATTTGAGGATACTCAATAATAAAAATAAATCATTATATACTCTTGATAAAAAACACACATATCATCTCACAAAATTAAACAATCTTATTGATGTAAATCTACTTAATTATTGGAATACAGGTGAGAAAACTGATTTCGATTTGTATTCTGATGATATAATTCGCCATTATCATATGAAGCATCATGAGAAAAAAGATATAAATGCGTCTATTCCTATAATGAGATTTACCTCACACCTGTACAAGATAGCAACAGGAATGCAGGTTATCGTCTCAAAATACGACACTCCTGACATCTTGACATACAATGATGATATGTTTGACAACTTTACATACATTGAAAAAAATGGTTTACAAACAACCGATGGAGTGGTATATTCAGAGTACAATCCATTCACATCTACAGGTCGTCCATCCAATAGATTTGGTGGAATTAACTTTGCGGCACTAAATAAGAATGATGGTAGTAGAGAAAAATTCATTAGTAGATTTGGTGGTGAGGGTAAATTAGTTGAGTTTGATTATGATGCATATCACTTGAGATTGATTGCAGAGAAAGTGGATTATAAATTTTCAGATGAATCAGTTCACCAACATTTTGCGGACAGATTTGATATAAGTTATAAGGAAGCAAAAGGTCTTTCATTTCAATATTTATATGGTTTTATTCCTGATGATATAGCAGAGAGTATAGATTACTTTGGTAAGGTAAAGGACTTCACTAATAAACTATGGCAACTCTATAAGCAAGAGAATTTTATCAAATCAGATATTTATAGTAGACAAATAAGAGGAAATGATTTTAACGCAAATAAGTTATTTAACTATTATATTCAGTTACTTGAGACAGAATCGAATGCATTAGTTATAAAGGATGTAAGAAAAATAATGGAAAAATATAAGAGTAAGTTTGTATTATATAGTTATGATTCGTTTCTGTTTGATATGCACATTGACGATGGATTACCACTTCTTACAGAAATAAAAGAAGTTTTAGAGAGAGGTAAGTATCCAGTTAAAGCTGCGTGGGGAAATAATTATGATGAACTTATTGATATAACGGAGAAGTTTGTTGATTAAACTTAAAAATTTATTGATGGAATCCACTTATGCACCCTCTAAACAAGCTGGGCCGAGTTGGATAGATAATAAGTGGTATCCTGCTCATACAAAATCCGTATTAAATTGGGTACGTAGAAAAGAATATATACCTCTTACACCTGCAGTTGTGGAGAAAGCACTTGGTAAAAAGATACCTGTAAAATCATTTCACATTACAGGACCAGATGGAATAAGACAACTCAAAAATGTTCTTGGAAGAAAAAAATCCATATCTACGTTTACAGCAACTCACGAATCTGAAGCATTAGCTAAAGGTCGTGGTGTTCAAACAGGTATGGGTGGTGTTATTTGTTTTGTAGAGGGACATTTATTAGCACAAAGAAGTATGGATTTTGATACCGTACCTGATAAACAAGGTCGTAGATGGGTAAGTTCTTTTCACGTGTTTGATAAGGATAAGATGATATGGACAAATGCTTTGAAAGCTGCAAAAATTGATTATGATTCTATTGATTCTAAATTGTTTAAAATAGAAAGAGAATATCACGATAGATGGATGGACTTACCCCGAACTGATCCTAATCATCTTACATGGGAAGAGTATAAAAAAGAATCTAAAAAGGCACAAGGGCCTGTAGTTGCAAAATATGTAAAAGATTTTATTGATGTGGCAAACAAAACTCTAATCAAACATAAAAAAATATTCAGAAAGAGTTTGATTGATTCTGATGTTAATAAAAAAAGTGCTTGGTGGAATGAAATTCTTGTTTATGATACAAAGATAATAGATATATTTGTAATGCAAAGAGTATTGGATAATAGTGTATTGGCTAAAGTTGAAATAGAAAGATTATTATCAACAGCAAGTGGTAACAAACCAATAACTATTGGTTCACCTGCTCAGTTTAGAAAATGGTTCAAAGAACGAAAGGGTAAAATTCACAAGGGACAATAATGGATTGGAATAAATTTTTTAACGATTTCGCAGATAAGTACTATTCAGTACCCGACTTCACTAATGAAGAACACGTGTATGCCCTACAAAACTATCTAATAGAACAAGGTATGTTAATAGAGGATGTTGACTATGCTATCAAAACTCTTTTGTTTGAAGCACCAAATAAACCTGTGGATGATAAGGTTAAACAACAAGCTAAAAAATTAGGATTAGTATGGAAAAGAGTTGGTTATGGTAAAGAGGGTGAAAAAGGAATTACTCATAAAGTAAAAGATGGTAAACTTGAACCTGTAGGTGATGAAGAACCTAAAGATGATAAAGAGAAAAAGGATAAAGAGGATGATGACAGACCTATAAATCTTGCTAAAGGTGGTAAGGTAGATGCACAATTAGGTGGTGATAGAGATGCAGCTGCTATGGATATGATGGATAAGGATGATGTTGGTAAAACTATACAAGACGAAAAGACACATAAAAATGTATCCGCTTCAAAAAAGAAATATGAAGAAAGAAGAGATAATTTATCTGAAAAGCAACAAAACTTGATGGATGAAGCTTTCAAAGTTATGTCAGTATTATATAATGAAGACTCCAGTAGAGGAAAAAAGAGAAGAGCAGCAAAGTGGTTGGTAAAGAATTTAAAAATGTCTACCAATGCTAATGGTAAAAAAGCTTATTTTAATACGCTTGGTGGAAATAGAAAAATTATTTCTGGAACTGCTGGAACAAAAGCATCTGAAGATTTAGTTAATCAAGTTAGAAAGTATACAAGTTTAGATGAATTTGATTCAAAAGGAATAACTACAAAATTATCTTCAGCTGCAAAACCTGATTTAGGAAAAGAAAATGTAATATTACCTAAAAATAGTAAAGTAGTTGATAACTTTTTTAGAAATCATCCAGTTACAAGTAGAGTTCGTGATGGTTTGTGGGGTGTTTTTGGTGTAAAAGATGTTGATGGTAGTATAAAAATGCCAAGTAGTGATCATAGTAAAGAATATTTAGAACAAAGTTTTAATAATCCAGCATTACAAAATACCATAAATGCAGCATCAGAGTATGTTAAAAATGGTAATGTAGATAAGGGAGTTGTAAAAGCTTTACAGAGACATCAGAAAAGACTTAGTAGAATTACATCTAAATATGATATACCAAGTGATGAGGCATCTGAAGCAGTAGGTAAAAGTTATAATGAAATGATGGTAGGATTGCACGAATCAGATAGTGAAGTTGCTTCAGCTATTATGAAACAATTAGCAGAAAATAGATTATATGAAGAAGAATTAGCTAAAGGTGAAGAAGTTTATTTACCATCAAACGGTTCTTTTCCTGGTGGGGATAAAATTAAAGTTGATGGTTTAGAGAGAGTTACTTTGGTTAGTGTTAAATGGGGAAAAGCAGGAAGAACATATGGTTGTCCAGCAAATGCTAAAGCAGTAACTTCATTACATCCTGATGAGAAAAAGAGATTTAATCAAGGACAATATGTTGGTGAAGATGGACATACATTATTAATAACTGATGATTTAATCAAAGGTGATAGTAAAGAAGAAACTATAAAAAAGACAGACGATTTTATAAACAGTACATTAGGTGAAGTTGCTTTGGGTAGTGTATTGGATGAAAATGAAAGAAAAACAGTAGCATCCACTTGTTCAGATTATATGGATGAAATAGATAGAATAAAGAAAGAAGTAAAAGATACTAATCCAGCAGACGCTACTGATTATTGGAAAAGATTTAATGTTAAATTAAAAGAAATTGAACAAGACTATAAAGATAAAATGAGAGATGTTTTTGATGATGATAAAATAGCAGCTCTTGTTGGTGAAAATAATGTAGTTAACTTTAAAAATCATACAAGTCCAGATGTAATATTAGGTATAATAGAAATCGCTAATAACATAAGGACATCACAAGGTTATGGTTTATCACACAATAAACAATATTATGACAAGGAAGGAAATCCACAATCTAAAACAGATGTAGGAACAACCGATCCAAATGATTATGCGTTAAGACCAAGAAATAAAAGAACTGCAGGTAGAGCTGGTGGTGGAATACAATTATCATTTACAGGTGATGGAAAATCAGCAGATGTAGAATTAACAGATAATGGTTCAAGAGTAGATGCTAAAACTGGAAAAATAAACGAGATTTAATATGAAAACACAACTATTAGCAACATTTTGCAAAAGAAATAGATTATACGAAACAATAGATTTGATTATAGCTTGTAACGATATAGTATTCGACAAGATATATGTATTTCAGAACGAAAACGATTATCATCAATTGATATGTACATACAATGTAGAAGCAACTGATGACTATGTTGAAAGTTCAGTAGATACTATTTCCATACATAGAAAGAAACAATCAAATTCTTTATACACAATTAATGCACTTAATGAGTTAGTTAAGAAACTAAACAATGGTGTATTAGATAATTCATTTCCAATACCCTGGGAGAACTACAGAAATCGCATGTTATTGACAAATGAAGAGGGACTATATGAAATACCAACAAGGGTATATTCAATAATCCACACAAAAACATGGAAATCTGATTTAGATGAAAAATAAATTACATTTTGGGAAATATATATAATACTTATATATGTATGAAAACGGTTACAAATAAATTAGTAACAATTAAACAATTAATGAATAACAAATAGGAGATATCTAATGGATATTAACGCATTGAAGAAGCGTCTAGGTCAACTTCAAATCACAAACAATCGCACATCAAATCTTTGGAAGCCATCCCCTGGCACAACTCAAGTAAGAATCGTACCTTATAAATTTAATAAGGACAATCCTTTCATTGAATTGTTTTTCCATTATGATTTGGGTAGAAAATCTTATCTTTCACCAATGTCATTTGGTCGTCCAGACCCAATCGAAGAGTTTTCTCAAAAACTTAAAGCTTCGGGTAACAAGGAAGACTATCGTTTAGCTCGTAAAATCGAGTCTAAGATGAGAACTTTTGCTCCAGTAATCATTCGTGGTGAAGAAAGTCAAGGTGTGAAGTTTTGGGGTTTTGGCAAAACAGTTTATCAAGAACTGCTTTCCATTATCGCTGATCCTGATTATGGTGATATTACCGATCAAATGAATGGTCGTGATATTACTGTAGAGTTCAAGACAGCAGAAGAAGTTGGAGCTTCGTTTCCAAAAACAACAATCAGGGTTAAACCAAATCAAACCCCGATTACAGAAGATGCAACTCTTCTTGAGAATCTAATGGACAACCAAAAGGATATTACTGAAATATATCAGGAACAAACTTATGAGGAACTTACTGAAGTTCTGAATAATTGGTTAAATCCAGATGAATCTGAAGAATCGCAAGAAGAATCTGTAACTGAATCTAAAGCTTCACCTAAAGAAGAAGTTAAAGAGGATGTATCAGCAGCATTTGACGATCTGTTTAATAACTAATAAAAAACAAGTAAGTTGGGGGGTGGGAGTTCCGACTTTCGCTCCCCTAAGTTATACAAATTTAGGAGAAGTTTATGTCAACAAGAGACGATTTGGCAGGGCAACTTGCCGCTAGTCTAAATAAAACTTTTAAAGATACCAAAGTTGCATACTTTCTTGATGGTAGTGATACAACACCTACAGATATAAAAGAATTTATTTCTACGGGATCTACATTATTGGATTTAGCCATTTCAAATAGACCAAATGGTGGAATAGCAGTAGGTAGGATATCAGAACTTAATGGATTAGAATCAAGTGGTAAATCTTTAGTTGGTGCACATCTTTTAGCTGAAACTCAGAAAAAAGGTGGTGTAGCAGTCTATATTGATACTGAAACTGCAGTAAGTCAAGACTTTTTAAAAGTTATTGGTGTCGATATTAATAATATGTTGTATCTACATTTAGAAACTGTCGAAGATATATTCGCAGCAGTAGAAGAGATTGTGGCAAAAGTTAGAGAATCAGATAAAGATAGGTTAGTAACTATTCTTGTAGATTCACTTGCAGCTGCATCAACAAATGTAGAGATGGAAGCTGACTTTGATAAAGATGGTTGGGCTACATCAAAAGCAATTATTATTTCAAAAGCATTAAGAAAAATAACTCAAATGATTGGTAGACAAAGGGTAGCTCTTGTGTTTACAAATCAGTTAAGACAAAAATTAGGTGTGATGTTTGGTGATCCTTGGACTACAAGTGGTGGTAAAGCATTACCATTCCACGCATCTACAAGAGTTAGATTGAAAAACAAAGGTCAAATCAAAGATAAAAAGAATCACGTTATTGGTATGACTATACTTGCACAAGTTGTCAAGAATAGATTAGGTCCACCTTTGAGAAGTTGTGAGTTTCCTTTATACTTTGAGAGTGGTATTGATGATGTAGGTAGTTGGTTAAAAGTAATGAAAGACCATAAGATTGTAAAACAAGCTGGTGCATGGTACACACTTACAGACCATTTAGGACAAGAACACAAATTTCAATCAAAAGAATTCGGTGATAAACTATCAGATCCAGATTTCAAATCATTCGTTTACGAACAAATATGTGATAAAGTTATACTAAAATATGATATGAAAGATTTGGGAATTGATGATGTAGTTGAAACGGAAGAGGTAGTTGGTGAGTGATGTCGAATGCCAGATACCTTTCCATCCTGAATGAGATAAAGAAAAAAGGTGGTTCTGTTAACTTTCAGAACACAAACAAAAAAGTGCTAATAGTTGACGGCTTGAATACTTTTATAAGAGTGTTCAGCGTAATGCCAACTCTAAACGAAAACGGCGTTCATGTTGGTGGCATTGTTGGTTTCCTTAAAAGCATAGGATTTGCCATTAATATGTTTAATCCCACCCGTACTATCATCGTGTTTGACGGTAAGGGTGGGAGCAATCGCCGCCGTAAATTATATTCCGATTATAAAAATAAACGTAGAACGTCTTATAGAGTTAATAGAGTAGCTGGATTAGAAAATGTAGAAGACGAAAGACGAAATATGTTAATGCAACTTAGAAGAGTTGCAGACTATCTTGAATTATTACCACTAACTACTATATCTGTAGATGGTATCGAAGCAGATGATGCTATAGCTTATATCGCAAAGAGTGTAATACCTGATGGTGAAAAAGTAATTATGTCAACCGACAAAGATTTCCTACAATTAGTATCAGACGATATCAAAGTTTGGTCTCCCACTAAGAAAAAATTATACGACAAAGAAGCAGTTTTAGAAGAGTATTGTGTAACTGCAGAGAACTTTATTATGGCTAAAATATTTGAGGGTGATAAATCTGATAATATAGATGGTGTAAAAGGAATAGCTACTAAAACATTAGTAAAAAATATACCAACTTTGGGAGAAGAGAATAATAATTATAGTTTACAGGAGATATATAAATACGCACATAAACACAAAGATGATGATGGTAATTTCTTTGTCAAAATATTACAGAACAAAAAATTACTTGAACGAAATTATAAGTTGATGCAGTTAGAAGATGTAAACATAAGTGCTTCAACTAAAACTAAATTAATTGACACAATCAGAGGTCCTATCAGAAGATTAGTTAAATATAAATTCGAATCCATGTTCATGGAAGACAGATTATTTCAAAATCTACCTAATGTCAGTAGTTGGTTAGCTCAAACATTTACCACTATGGATAAATACGCGGAGCAAACTGATGGGTAGAAAAAAAATGTATTTTACAGCAAAAGAGAAGAAAGAAGCTCAGAGAAAATGGCAAATGGATTACTACTACAGAAATAAAGATACCATTTTGAAGAAGATGAAAGATAAGTATAGACAGAAGAAATTAAATTTATCCAAAACACAACTTACGAAAGACATATATGGAGAACAATAGCTCTTTAGTTGAATTTGGAACATCATTCCAATCTAAAGTTATAGCATCATGTTTAATTGATTCTACATTCCTACAGACTATTATGGAAGTTCTTCAGCCAGAGTATTTTGAATCGGATTCAAATAAATGGTTAGTTCAAGAAATAAATAAGTATTTTCTAAAATATAAAACTACACCTACATTGGAAGCTATTAAGATAGCAGTTGATGATGTTGAGAATGATGTACTAAAAATATCTGTTATAGAAGCACTTAAAGATGCTTGGAGACATAGAGAAGCAAATGATCTACAATTTGTTCAAGAAAAAACATTAGATTTCTGTAAAAATCAGGTTTTAAAATCTGCTATTATGGAATCTGTAACTCTATTAGAAAATCAAAACTATGATGGTATAAAAACAGTTATAGATACAGCTATGAAAGCTGGAACTGCTGTAGATATCGGTCATGATTATAATGTGGGTATTGAAGAGAGATTAACTAAGTCTACAAGAGTTACGATAAAAACGCCTTGGGATATCACAAATGAGATTATGGATGGTGGTCTTGGTGAGGGTGAGTTAGGTGTTGTAGTTGCGCCAGCAGGTGTTGGTAAGACTTGGTTACTTCAGAGTATCGCTGCAGGTGCTTTGAAAAGAGGATTTACTGTAGTTCATTATACATTAGAATTGAATGAAACATATGTTGGTTTGAGATATGATACTGTTTTTAGTGGTATAACTACACAAAATATTAAGTTTCAAAAAGATGAAGTGAAGAAAATCATCGACTCTATTGAGGGTAAGATGATTATTAAATACTACCCAACAAGAGCAGCAACTGTCAATACACTTTCAGCACATCTAAAACAATTAGAACTAAAGAATATAAAACCTGATATGGTTATTGTTGATTACGCTGATATCTTGAGAGATAATAGTGGTATGAGAGAGGTAAGACATCAGTTAGGTGCTGTATATGAAGATTTGAGAGGATTAGCTGGTGAGTTTAAAGTTCCAATATGGACTGCATCACAAGCAAATCGTTCAGCGTTAGAAGAAGAGGTGATAGAAGCAACAAAGATTGCAGAGGCATATAGTAAGATCATGATAGCTGATTTTGTATTGAGTATCAGTAGAAAAGCTGAAGATAAGTTAAGTCATACTGCAAGATGTCATATCATTAAGAATAGATTTGGTATTGATGGTATAACTTATCCAATGAGTATGAATACCAATCTTGGTAAGATAGAAATCTATGAATCCACAACTGCACCAGGTAAAGAACAACAAGGTAAGATGGATAATAGTGAAGAATTTAAGAGAAAATTATTGGCAAGTAAGTATAATGATATGAAAAATAGTGAAGTCGAGGGCTTCGAATAAAACTAAAAAGAAAAAATTATTTAAATATCATAAAAATTTTAAATAGTTTGTTTTTAATCTGATATATATTATAGTTATCATTGTATAAAGTTTATAGGAAATAGGAGGAGCCAGAAAGTAGATGGAAAAGTTTAAGTTATCGGAAAATTTCGTCAATAAGTATAAGAGAAAGAAAGCACCTTTCGGTTTTAATGGATTAGGAGAATTGGTTTATATGAGGACTTATTCTCGCATTAAAGACGATGGTAAGAACGAAAGGTGGTGGGAAACAGTTCAGCGAGTTGTAGAGGGAACTTACTCTATGCAAAAAAACCATATCGACAACTATCAGTTGGGTTGGAATGCATGGCAAGCTCAAAAATCAGCACAAGAAATGTACGACAGAATTTTTAATATGAAGTTCCTACCACCTGGTCGTGGTTTATGGGCTATGGGAACACCAATCACCGAAGATAAAGGGTTATATGCAGCACTAAACAATTGTGCATTCGTATCTACTTCCACACTTAAAGAAGACTATTCAAAACCATTCTGTTTCCTTATGGATGCCTCTATGTTAGGTGTTGGTGTCGGCTTTGACACTAAAGGTGCTGGTGAAATAGTAGTAAAGGGTATAAATAAGAGTAGAAATAAAGAAGTATTCGAAATACCCGATACAAGAGAGGGTTGGGTAGAATCACTTAGACTATTATTAGAAAGTTACTTTCATGGTACATCAGCTATAGATTTTGATTATAGTAAAATAAGAATAGCAGGAGAACCAATCAAAGGTTTTGGTGGTGTCTCAAGTGGTCCTGAACCATTGAAAGAAGTTCACGATGATATCAGAAAAGTATTAGAGGGTAATTCAAGTGAACCAATTACAGTAACTACGATCGTAGACATAATGAATCTTATAGGTAAATGTGTTGTAGCGGGAAATGTTCGTAGAACTGCTGAAATAGTTTTTGGTGATCCAAACTCAGAAGAATACTTAGATTTGAAAAATTATAAGGTAAATCCACATAGAGAAATGTATGGGTGGACATCTAACAACTCTATCTTTGCAGAACTTGGTATGGATTATACAGAAGCAGCAAAACGTATTGTAGATAATGGTGAGCCAGGTTTTGCTTGGTTAGAAAATATGAGACACTACTCAAGAATGAAGAATGGTGGTGATAATAAAGATCATAGAGTAGCTGGTGGTAATCCTTGTCTTGAACAATCACTTGAATCATATGAGTTATGTTGTTTAGTAGAGACATTTCCAAATAATCACGATTCGTTAGAGGATTATCAGAGGACACTTAAATATGCTTATCTGTATGCCAAATCGGTAACACTTGGTAGAACACATTGGTCAGATACTAACAGAGTTATGTTAAGAAATCGTAGAATTGGATGTTCAGTAAGTGGTGTTGCTCAGTTTGTTACTAATCGTGGATTAGATGAGTTTAAAAATTGGTTGGAGAATGGATATGATACAATACAAGAGTGGGATAAAATGTATTCAGATTGGTTTGCAATACCACGTTCCATCAAAACTACTTCAGTTAAACCAAGTGGTACAGTCTCATTATTGGCTGGTGCTACTCCAGGCTTACATTATCCCGAAAGTAGGTTCTATATTAGGAGAGTAAGACTTTCAAATCATTCAGAGTTATTAGAACCTTTGAAAAAAGCAGGATATAAGTTAGAACCTGCATTTGGTTCGGAAGATACAACAATGGTTGTAGAAGTTCCAGTTGATGTCGGAGAGGGCATTAGAACTGCAGCTGAATTATCTATTTGGGAACAATTCAGTTTAGCAGCATTTATGCAACGACATTGGGCAGATAACCAAGTAAGTTGTACAGTAACGTTCGATCCTGAAACAGAAGCTAATGAAATAGCACCTGCTTTAAATTACTTTCAATATCACTTAAAAGGTATTTCTTTATTACCAAGACATGATTATGGTGCTTACAAACAGATGCCATATGAATCTATTAATGAAAAAGAATACAACAAACAAGTAAAGAAACTTAAAAACTTAACATTTGGTGTCATCAAAAACGAAGAAGCAGAAATAGACAAATTCTGTAATAATGACACTTGTGAAATACCAGGCGAAGAAATAAAATAAAGCTTGACAAGTATACCTTTTTATTCGTATATTCTAACATAGAAAATAGGGAAATTACAACCTAAATGTATCAAAACATCTTTTATCAGTTTAAGAGACGAAGAATCCATATATGGGATGACAAGACTGGTTATTCAGTTCATCCATTCAGTCAATACGCCTATGTAAAAGATGGTAAGGGAACTCACACATCATTATATGGTGATAAGTTACGTAAATTACCTATCAGTAGAATAGATGAAACTGATACACCTTTTGAATCGGATGTTGCACCAGAAATTAGGTTTTTGGTTGACAAATATACAGATTCAGATGAGGTATCTGAGGGTCATCGTGTTATGTTCTTTGATATTGAGGTTGAAGTTACACAAGGTTTTCCTGATGTAAATAAAGCTGAAAATACAATTACATCTATCGCATTTTATGATGCACTAACAAGACAATACTATTGTTATGTTCTTGATGTAGAGAATAAGGTTAGTGCAAATCAGTTTGGTGAAACAACTGTCATTAAGTTCAAAGATGAAAGAGATTTACTAAAAGCATTCTATACAAAATATCTTGAGATATCACCAACAATCATTAGTGGTTGGAATAGTGATAGATTTGACGTTCCATATCTATATAATAGAACTATAAGATTATTAGGACAAGAAGCTGCTAATTGTCTTTCACCAATTGGTATAGTAGAATTTCAAAAACATAGGGGAACATACAAGATTGCAGGTGTATCTTCACTTGATTATCTTGAATTATATAAGAAACTTACATTTGGTGAAAGGTCTTCATATCGTTTAGATGATGTTGGTGAGTTAGAAGTTGGATTGAAAAAAGTAGCTTATGACGGAACACTTAATGATTTATATGATGGTGATAGAAACAAATTTGTAGAATATAATATAAATGACGTTATTATTCTTGAGAAACTTGATGCAAAGTTAGATTTTATTGGTATTGCTAGAGCTATATGTCATTTGGGACACGTTCCTTATGAAGATGTTTATTACTCATCAAGATTTCTTGAGGGTGCTATTCTTGTTTATCTTAAAAAGGTTGGTATTGTAGCACCAAATAAAGTTAGAGCAAACAGAGATTTGATGGGTGGTAATGATAAGTTTGCAGGTGCATATGTACAGGATCCACAAAAAGGTAAACACGAATGGGTGTATGACTTGGATATTACAAGTATGTATCCATCTATTATTATGAGTTTGAATATATCTCCTGAAACTAAATTAGGTAAGTTAGATAGCTGGGATGTAGAACCATTTCTCAAAGGTGTTGACAGAACATATACTATTAAAGATAAGAATGGTAAAGAGAGTGCTAAACTAACTACAGGTGAGTTTCAAAACTTTTTGAAAGACAATAATGTATCCATATCTTCTAATGGTGTATTATACACACAAGATAGAAAAGGTCTTATACCGACATTGTTAGAAAAGTGGTTTGACGATAGAGTTCAGTTTAGAAAGTTAGCTAAGAAGTTTGCTGATGAGGGTGATAAAGAGAAATATTCATACTTTGATAGACGACAATACATTCAAAAGGTTGTTCTAAACTCATTGTATGGTGTGTTGGGATTACCTATATTTCGTTTTTATGATTTGGATAATGCAGAAGCAACCACAACAACGGGTGTAGAATTGATTAAATATACCAAGAGAATGTCTAATCATTATTATAATTCTACATTAGATGACAAAGAAGATTATTGTATTTACATTGATACAGATTCAGTTTTCTATTCTGCTATTCCTATCATTGAGAAGAAATATCCACACATAGATATTAAAGATGAAACTCTGATGACAAATAAAATCTTAGAGATTGCATCGGATGTTCAAAAGTATCTTAATGATTCATATGATCTATTCGCTCAAAAGTTTTGTAATGTAAATGAACATAGGTTTGAGATTAAGCAGGAATTAATTGCTAAAAGTGGATTATTTGTTACAAAGAAACGATATGGTATGAAGATTATTAATGATAATGGTGTTAAGGTAAATAAACTTCATGTAAAAGGTTTGGATATTGTTCGTTCAAGTTTTCCTGTAGCATTTAAAGAGTGTTTAACTAAGGTATTGGAAGATATATTAGCAGATGTTCCTAACGAAAAGATTAGTGAATACATTCTTAACTTTAAGAAATCTATGAAACTGAAAAAATATGATACAATTGCTATGCCAACTTCAGTTAAAAATGTAAAGAAATTTATATCGATGGGTGAGGGTATTCTTATTGCTAAAAAGGGAGCTCCAGTTCATGTTAAATCAGCAATCAATTACAATAACTTTTTGTTGATTAATAAATTGAATAGGAAATACCCATCAGTTGGTAATGGTGAAAAGATTAAGTGGACTTATTTAAAAGATAATCCATTTAAGTTTGACACTATATGTTATAAAGGACATGAGGATCCACCACAAGTATTAAATTACATAAAACAATATATTGATACAGATAAGATTTACAAACAAGCACTTGCTAAGAAAGTCAAGATGTTGTATGAAGCATTAAAATGGGAAGAACCAAATGATGATTTTGGTTTTAATAAATTCTTTTAATTTGGAGAAATAACATGATACTTATATATATATGTATATAAAGGAGTTACAAAATGGATAAACAAACGTTGATGGGATTTGTCAACAGGTTTTACTTGGGTGGTCAGACACAATCTGCACCTGTAGTTTCAACAAAGGACACACTTAGTTGTTCATTCATCAATTCAGCAAAGAGTTGTGTTGGTGATATTGTTCTGGCTAAGAATGGTTTCGGTGATTATGAAATGGGTCTCTATGAGATTCAAGACTTAATCAAGTTACTTAATGTCGTAGATGGTGAGTTGGTTGTTGAAGCTAATGAAGTTGGTGATGTAGTGTCTCAATTGGTCATCAAACAAAAAAGCAATAACACTAAAGTTAATTATGGGTTAGCCCGTCTTGATGTGGTTTCCAAGAAGCCAGATTTGACGAATGTTCCTGATTTTGATTTAGAATTAAAATTAGATAAACCATTCATCAGTTCTTTTATATCAGGTAAAGGCGCTTTAAGTGATGTTTCTACTTTCGCAGTCTTATCAGATGGTGTAGAAGCAAAGGTTGTTATTGGTTATAGTTCAACTACTCAATCAAACAAGGTAACTATTCCTGTAGAAGCCAAAAAAATGTCTTCTCTTGATGATGCTATCTTTTTTGATGCAGATACTTTCAAAGAAGTTCTAACTGCAAATAAAGATTGTGAATCAGCAACTCTTTATGTTTCAAGTCAAGGTTTGGCTAAAGTCAGTTTTAAGGTGGATGATTTCGATTCAAGTTACGTGTTGGTAGCTAAAACTACTGTAGACTAATGGAAAACTATGTAGATAAATCAAAAGTTTATCTGCAGGAAATAGATAAAAAAACTGCTAAGAGAATAATAGAAAAAAATCATTATTCTCATAAATTTTCTTCTTGTAGATATGCCATAGGTATATTTCACAAGTCAGATAATCCACATCCTTTTTTTAAGGATATGAGTGAAGAAAAACTTGTTGGTTGTATGACTTATGGCTATCCTGTAGGAAGATCAGTAATGGGTTCTATTTTTAAAGATGAAAATATCTTGCAGACAAAGAATATTTTGGAGTTGACAAGATTATTCATACATGATGGTTATGGAAAGAATATAGAATCTTATTCTATATCACAATCATTCAAGTGGTTGAAAAAGTATGATGAGGATGTTAAGGTACTAATCAGTTATGCAGATCCTGATAGATTACATTTGGGTGGTATTTACAAAGCTACCAATTGGTTATATCAAGGTGCAGGATTGAATTTGATGCCAAATCATTCGATATCGTTGACTAATCCATATGAGTGGATACATAGTAGAACTGTATCAGCTACTTGGGGAAGTCATAATGTAGATAAGTTGAAAGCAGCTATAGGACACACATTTTGGAGAAGAAAAGAACCTGAAAAACATCGTTACATTTATTTCATAGGAAATAAAAAAGAAAATAAAAAATTTATGAAGAACTTAAAATATGAATCTAAACCATATCCTACAGATCCAGAACAATATGTTCCACCTGTAGAGGAGATTGTAGTTGATACAAAATTTAAATAATAATGATAAAAAACAATTGTTTGACAATGGTTATTTGGTATTTGAAGCAAGTGATGATTTCAAAAAAGAATTATTATCATTTAAAAATGAATTAGACTATAAATCATTGTTATATAAAAAATACACACGTGCAGTTGCAGGTGAATTATGTATTAATGGAATGAAAGCATCTGGAGATTTAAGAGAACTTAAAAAATTAAGGCAATCAGTAATGAAAGCTGGTCATGATATATCTCAAATGTGGTATACTATTGAAAAAGATGAGGAATTAAACACTTCTTCTTGTTTGAATTATCTGAATAAAGAATTACAAGAAACTGTTAATTTTTTTTATAAAGACATAAAATTTCCAGGAATAAGTGAAAATAATTATTTGATGTATGATAGAGGTTGTAGGTTTGGATTTCATAAAGATGGTGGGTATATTAATGTAGGTGGTGTAAACAAAGCTACTTCAATTTGTACTATTTTGATTTATATGGATGAAGAAGAATATGAGACTAGTGGTGGAGAAATAGTTGTAAAAACAACTGAAAATGAATTAATTACAGCACCAACATCACTTGGAACTTGTGTTATTTTGGAGTTAACTAAAAATGATTTAGAGCATAGAGTTAATGAAGTTAAGAAACAAAAATATATTAGAGAAAATTTAAGATTTACTTTGACAAAAAGTGGAGGATAATCATAATGAGTAAATTAGTTGGAGCACTTTGTCTTAGTATTTTAGGACATATAATAGCATTTTTTCACATGAATGGGCAATTTAAGTGGGATTTTATGAAATCTCAATGGTGGATAATATTAGCAGGATTACCTATAAGTTATCTGTTTTATTATTCAACACGACTTTCATATGAACACTTTGGTTATGTGTGGAATATTAGATTAATAGGATTTGGTCTTGGTAACTTGATATTTGCAGTAATGACTTGGGGTATATTAGGTGAGATACCTAATTGGAAGACAGGTATTTGCTTAGTTTTGGCATTTACAATAATTTTAATACAACTTGTGAATAAATAGCTTGACTTATACTGGTTTTTATTCGTATATTCTGGTATATTAAATTGGAGAAATATAAGCCTTATGGTAATAGGAATTGATGTAGATGGAGTGTTGAGGGATTTTTGTGATGGACTTATTAAAGTGGTTCGTAAACAGTATCCTCAATACCTTAAAAAAGATTTTGTGAGAATAGAAAATTGGAATTTTAAAAACGATTTCAATTGTTCTCACGATGATATAAAACAGATATATCGACATAATCACGCTGAAGAGATTATGGGTAATGGTATTCCAATATATGGTGCTATAGAACAAATGTATGACTTATTTGATTGGGCTGATGAAAAAGGTCATAGTCTTGTTTGTGTAACATCACAACAACCACATATAAGACATTACACTTTGTCTTGGTTAGGTAAGTATGGGTTAAATTTTGATACTGTATACTTTACAAGAGGTAGACATAAATGGAGAACTCCTGTAGATTATCTTGTAGATGATTCACCAGAAAACTTTGATAATTGGGTTAGAGGTCGTGGTATGCAAGAGGGATATATACTTATGGATCACATCTATAACCAACACACTAAATCAAGTTATAGAATTAAAGAACTAAAACAAGTAAAGGAAATAATAGATGGCTGAACATTCTTTATGGGTAGAAAAATACAGACCGACAAGGTTAGAAAACTATGTTGGTAATGAACATTTAAAAGCAAAGGTAGAAAGGTATATCAAATCAAATGATGTTCCACATTTACTTTTGTTTGGTAGAGCTGGTACAGGTAAAACCACACTTGCTAAATTGATTGTCAAGAATATTGAGTGTGATTATCTATATATTAACGCATCTGATGAGAATAGTGTAGATACAGTTCGTAATAAGGTGAGACAATTCGCATCTACGATTGGTTTCAAAGATATGAAAGTGATTGTCTTAGATGAGTGTGATTATATTACACCTAACGCACAAGCGGCTTTACGTAATCTTATGGAGACTTTTAGTAAACATTGTAGATTTATATTGACTTGTAACTTTGTAGAAAGAATAATCGATCCAATACAAAGTCGTTGTCAAGTATTTGAGATTATACCACCAAGTAAGAAAGATGTAGCTCTTCATCTTACTAAGGTTATGGATAAGGAAAAGATAACTTATGGTAATGAAGACTTAAAAGTTTTGATTGATAGTAGTTATCCTGATGTTAGAAAGATTATCAATGCAACTCAAAGAAGTGTTGTTGATAATAAGGTTGTTATGGATAGACAAGCAACCATACAGAATGATTATAAACTGAAAGTATTAGATATTCTTAAAACACAAGATAAGAAAACTGCTTTCGCAAACTTACGACAACTACTTGCTGATAATGCTATCAGAGATTATTCAGATTGTTTCAGATTATTGTATGATAATGTGGATGAATTTGCAGAGGGTAATATGGCAGCTGTTATATTGATATTAGCCAGATATGAACAGTCCGATATGCAAGTTGTCGATAAAGAAATAAACTTTATGGCTATGTTAATTGAATTATTAGGAGTAATAAAATGACTTCACCAGAAAGTATTGTAGAATTATTTCATTCTTTGTATTTTATGTTGTTTACAATTATTACTTTTGAAACTGTTAACCATTTAAATCCATATCCTTGTAATGAGGGAATAGTTACACCAGCTTGGGTTGAGGTATATGAATTTGAAAGTGATTCTACTTATGTCAAAAATTTTAGAAAGATAGTCAAAGAAGAAAATTGGCAAGATAAATATGAAATAATGAGTAAAGATTGCTCATTTATAAAGGAGGAAGAATAAAATGAGTATGCACCCAAAAGGTAGAATACAAAAACCAAAACAGCAAGTTAAAGTTGATTTAGGACAAGCAGAGACTTTACAATGTGAAAAATGTACAAATTATTTGTTCATCACATCGTTTGTCTTGAAGAAAATATCAGCACTTATGTCTCCAAATGGACAAGAGGGAATAGTACCTATTCAGGTCTATAGTTGTGGTAATTGTGGACACGTTCCAGCAAAACTACTTGAAGGAACTGATATTACAGGTAAAGAACTTGGCGAAGAAGAAACAGACAGTTAAACGAAAAGGTGTATTTGATTATTTAAATCAAATCACAAAATATCAAAAGAGAGGATTTTGGGAATCACTTTCTGATGAAGATAAAAAGGGTTGGTCTACATTTCTTGTAAACCGATTCTTATCAATGAGATCAGATTTCCTACCCATAGTGAATGAGGTTCAGAAATATAATTTGAAGCCTGAATTGATATACAAAACGTATATGGATATCATTCCAAAAGGAAATTACTACTTGAGGTACATCAAGGGAAAGAAGAAGAAAAATATGGATCACCCACAATGGATGATAAATGTAGTTCGTAATGACTTAGAGGTTAGTGTTAGAGAAGCAGTTGATGCTATTGAAATGTATATGCTAACTGAAGCTGGTCAGATGGAACTATCAGATATGTTACAAAAATATGGTGTAGAAACAAAACAACTTAAATCAGTTGGTTTGTATTTCGAATCAGACGGTACAGACATAAGAACAATTGCCTGATTTTAAAGACTATACAGTTGAGGTAGTTCCTCGTATGGCTATACAAGAGTTTATACATAAACATCACTATAGTCATAACACCAATGGAATACAAGGTTTGGAGTGTTTTGCATTATTTGCTCCAGGTCATTTTGGTATTCCAAAAATGGTAGGTGCTATGATGTATGCCATACCATCTATGCCAAATACTGCAAAAGCATACAATCCCATAAATCCAGATAGATGTGTAGAATTAAGAAGATTAGTTTGTATTGATGATACACCAAAGAATGCAGAAAGTTTTTTCATAGGTAAAACTATAAGATGGTTAAAACAAAATACAAATTATGAAGTTATAATTTCATTTGCAGATAAAGAACATGGGCATACAGGAGTTATTTATAGAGCTAGTAATTTTGAGTTTATTGGTGAAACTGGTGCAGGTAGAGTTTTGATGGTAGATGGTAAGGAATATCATAGTAGGTCTCTAAGTCAACCAATCAAACCATATAGTAGAAGAATTCGTGCAAGATGGGAAGCTAAGGATCCTGATGTATTTTTCAGAAAAAGGAAGAGTAAAAACAGATATGTTTATTACTTGAATAAAGGTATTAAAAAGAAGATAGAAAGATTAAAAAAGGCTTGACTTATAATGAAAAAAAGTTGTATATTTAGATATGAAAAAGATTAGTTACAGTCAATATTCACAATGGGCTGTATGTCCACATAAGTGGAAACTAAATTATATAGATGAGTTAAGAACATTCAAGGGTAACATACATACCTTGTTTGGTTCTGCTATGCATGATGTATTACAGACATATTTAACTGTAATGTATAATGATACTATTAAGATGGCAGATTCATTACCATTAGCAAGTATGTTATTACATAGAATGAAAAAATACTACAAAGAGATAGTAGAAGATTTACATGGTGAAGAAGTATCATCTCAAGAGGAGATGCAAGAGTTCTATGAGCATGGTTTAGCTATAATAGAGTGGTTTGTTAAGAAACGTGGTATGTATTTCAATAAGAAAGGTTATGAGTTAGTTGGTATAGAAGTTCCTATTGAATATGATTTACCAAACAAGATTAAGTTTGTTGGTTATATTGATGTTCTAATGTATGATACTGTAAGAGAAAAGTATAAGATTATAGATATTAAGACTTCTACGATGGGTTGGAATAAGTGGGCTAAAGCTGACAAGACTAAGACAGACCAATTATTATTATACAAACAATTCTATGGTGCTCAACACGATATACCATTAGATAAGATAGACGTAGAATATTTTATTGTAAAACGTAAATTATATGACAAAGTAGACTGGCCACAAAGAAGAGTTCAGACATTCACACCAGCAAATGGAACACCAAGTATTAATAAAGTTACTAATAATATACAGAGTTTCATTGATGAATGTTTTGTTGATGGAAAGTATAACCAAGAACATATTTATAGGAAAGAAGCTTCAAAAAAGAACTGTCGTTTCTGTGAGTTTAATCAAACTGAATATTGTGATGCAGGAGTCAAATAAATATGTACGAAAGATTTAACATAAGTCTAAGATTACCATTACATCTATTTATGGAACAAGATTCTGAACAAATAGTTGTAGATAAAATAAAAGAGTGTTATTCTAAGATTACTTCTTCTTGGACATTAAAATTTTGGATGGATTCTGACATTATCAATGCAAAAAATGTAGTAGAATTCTCAAAAAGACACGAAGATGCTTTTAAACATAGGGTTTCATTTAAACCAAAAGAAAACATAAATGTCAATGATTATGTTTTGTTTGAAGTAGAAGATCCTAATAATCCACTACCAAGCTCTGATAGTTTTATCAGAAGTAGATATACCTACAAAACTCAAGTCGGAGAATTGATACCAAAAGGATTAGATGATTATATAAAAATATCTAATTTTATTTTAAGTGTTAACCAAAGAAAGACAACAGAAATATCGAGACAATCAAGATAGCAATAATTGGTTCAAGAACATATACTAATAAATTAAAGATTAAAGAGTTTGTTTACAAACTAAAAAAAGAACATGGCGATTTAATCGAAGTTGTTAGTGGTGGAGCTAAGTTTGGTGCAGATTATTATGCAAAAGAATATGCACTTGACTTTGGTATAAAATATACCGAATTTCCACCATATCACGAACCACACAATTCTTACTGTATAGAAAATCAATTTAAATATGGTAAAGAATACAATGTTAAACATTTCTTTATCAGAAATGAAGCTATTATCAAATATTCAGATGGAGTTGTTGCTTTTGTTAAAGATGGAGAGATAACATCAGGAACAGAAAACGCAGTTGGTCATGCCAAAAGACATGGCAAAAAAGTTGTGTTTATTTCTTGATATATTTATATTTATATATATATGAATGGAGTTACATATGGAAAGTAAACTAACATCGGTTAAAGTATTAACCGATCTATATAAGAAATTCAAAGGATTAAGCATTGAAGAGGAATTTACTCTTCAAAAATTAGTCAATCGTTCAATGGATTTATATTGTACGGATTTGAAATTTCAAGAAAAAATAATGACCTACAGCAACTTAACACAAAGTGGTAGTAGGTATTAGGATGGCAAAGAAGAAAAAAATAATGTTACTGTCAGACGACTTGAGAATGTCAAGTGGTGTCGGTACAATGTCAAGAGAATTTGTTCTTGGTACAATAGATAAATATGATTGGGTTCAATTAGGGGGAGCAATTAATCATCCTGAAGAGGGAAATGTTGTAGATATATCAGAGTCGGTTCAAAAAGAGCAAAATGTAGAAGATGCATATCTAAAGATATATCCAATAAGTGGTTATGGTAATGATGAAGTATTGAGAAGTGTTATGGGAATGGAAAAACCTGATGCAATTTTACACTACACCGATCCAAGATTTTGGAATTGGTTGTATCAAATGGAACATGAAATAAGACAAAATATTCCTATTTTTTATTACAATATTTGGGATGATTTACCTTATCCACATTGGAACGAACCTTTTTATGAAAGTTGTGATTTGATTATGAATATATCACGACAAACAGTTAATATTGTAGATAATGTATGTCAGAATAAACCAAGAACTGATTGGGATAACACTTATATTCCACATGGTATAAATCATAAGACATTTTTTCCAATAGACACTTTACATAAGGATTATGATAAAGTTCAAAAGTACAGAAGACATATATTTGGTGGTAAAAAATATGATTTTGTAATTTTTTGGAACAACAGAAATATTCGTAGAAAATTACCTGGTGATGTTATAATGGCATTTAAAACATTTTGTGAATCTGTCGGTAAAGAAAAAGCACAGAATTTTGCATTAGTGATGCATACACAAAAAGTTGATGAGAATGGAACTGATTTGCCAGAAGTAGTAAAAAAATTATTGCCAGATTGGATGAATGTGATTTTTTCAGATGAAAAGTTAGACAATAATCAAATGTGTTGGATGTATAATATAGCAGATGTTACAATCAACATAGCATCCAATGAGGGCTTTGGATTAGGAACTTGCGAATCATTGATGTGTGGCAAACCAATTGTAGTTAACGTTACAGGTGGTTTACAAGATCAATGTGGTTTTAAGAAAGATGACGGTTTATATTTAACGGTAGATGATTACAATGATGAGTTTCAATCCAATCATAGAGGGAAATATAAGGAGTGCGGTGAATGGGCGTTCCCAGTATTTCCCTCTAACATTTCATTACAAGGTTCACCACCAACACCATATATCTTTGATGACAGACCAAGTTATGAAGATGCTGCAGAGGGATTAAAGCATTTTTATGACATGGGTGAAGAGAAGAGAAAAGAGTGTGGTGAAAAAGGAGTTGAGTTTGTTCAGACAGAAGAGATAGGTATGACAGCAGAAAATATGAGCAAACGATTTATCAAAGATATGGACACTGCATTCGAAAAGTGGACACCAAGAAAACGATACACCTTATTTAAGGCATAGGAGTTATAATGACGAAACCTTTTATTTTGTTTCAAGGTCCAGTAGCTACAAGAAGTGGTTACGGAGCTCACGCAAGAGATTTAGCTTTAGAGTTAATAAAATCTGACAAATATGATTTAAGAATAGCATCACTTCGTTGGGGAAATACACCAATGAATGCGTTAAATGAAAAAAATCCTGATCACAAACTTATATTAGATAGAATGATATATGATGGTAAGTTAGAAAAACAACCTGATTTACACATTCAAGTTACAGTACCAAATGAGTTTCAACAAATTGGTAAAAAGAATATCGGTATTACTGCAGGATTAGAAGCAACAGCAATTCCAAAAGATTGGATTGATGGTTTGAATAGAATGGATTTGAACATAGTACCTGCAGAGTTTGTAAAAGAAATGATTGAACAAACAAAATATGAGGAAAAACAGGGTAAAGAAGTAGTTGGTGTTCATGGTGTTAATAAACCAATTGAAGTTTTATTTGAGGGTTATGATGAAAAAATATATGGTAAGACAAACAAGTTTAGTGAAGATTTAGTTGAAGAGTTTAAAAAAATCAGAGAACCATTTTGTTTTTTATTTACAGGACATTGGTTAGCTGGAAATCTTACTCAAGACAGAAAAGATGTTGGTATGTTAATTAAGACGTTTTTAGAAACTTTTAAGAATAAAGGTAAGAAAAAAAGACCAGCATTGATTCTAAAGACAAGTAGTGCTACGTTTTCAGTAATAGATAGAGAAGAGATATTAAATAAAATACAAGCAATTAGAAATACTGTAGATGCAAGGATATATCCGAATATTTATCTATTACATGGTGATTTTGAGGATGAAGAAATGAATGAGTTATATAATCATCCTAAAGTAAAAGCACACGTTACTTTCACACATGGTGAGGGATTTGGTAGACCATTACTTGAAGCATCATTAACAGGTAAGCCAATTATATTTTCATCATGGAGTGGACATTTAGATTTTTTACCACCAAGTTTGAGTACTGCACTTGAGGGTAGTTTAGTTAAAGTTCCTAAAAACTCATTTCCAAAGAATATGTTTGTTGATGGTATGGCTTGGTTTGGTGTAAATTACAGTAAGGCTTCAACAAAATTAAAAGATGTATTTTTAAATTATAAAAAATATACACCTATATTTAATCAATTAGCAAAAACAAATAAAGCTAAGTTTACAAGAGCTAAAATGGGTGAGAAGTTTGTTGAGACGATTGACAGAATTGTTGGTGATGTCCCACAAGCAGTGAGTCTTAAATTACCTACGTTGAAAAAGATTGACGGTGGACAAACAGGTGCAATTAAACCACCACAAAAACAAAAAACAAAAGATGTAATCAAACTACCTAAGTTGAGGAAAATGTAATAGTGTTTAAATATATTGTTAGTGGTGGATGTAGTTTTTTAGAAGGTATTGGTTGTCATACAACAAATAATAGTGTAGTTCATTCATTTAAAAAAAAATTTAATGGAGAGTTAGTTCAGTTAGCTAAATCAGGTGCAAGTAATGATAGAACGATAAGAAAGATAATTGATTGGTCAGTGGTAAATGAAAATCAGTTAAAGAATACATTATTTTTAATAGGAATAACAGCAATACATAGATATGAAAGTTGGGATGAACTTTTACAGGGATATGCACAAGGATCTAGTCAGCACGGAGGACCATATAAAGATAATCAACCTTATGAACACCACAATATAGATTATCCACACGCCAGAGGTAGTGAACTTGATTTACATCGTGGTGCTGAAGATCAATTGTTAACAAAAGTACAAAGAATGTATTACAAATATCTACAAAATAATAAAGTAGATTTGGATAAAACGTTACGAAATATAATTTTACTTAGATCGTTTTTTGAAAAACATGGTTCTAAATATTTAATCTTTAACAGTATGGGTAATTTAAAAAAAATGTCTAAAGGACATCGATTTTTTAACGAAGTGTTTAATAATAAAAATTATTATTCGGATGAAGGTTGGTATGAGTCTTTATTTCCAAAAGGAAGAGGAATGTTTGCAGCAGAAGATGAGAGATTTGGTGGTTCTAATGACTGGGGTCATCCTAGTGAAAAATCACATAAGTTGTGGTTTGAAAAATTATATAAACATGGAGAGGAAATAGGTTTATGGAAAGAGTAATAGTTTGTCCAGTATGTAAAGATGTTGATTCTTGTTTTGAAGAGATGCAAGAAAATTTCAGTAGTTTTATGTGTTTCAATTGTGGTTATATGAGTGATACAAGATATAGGGCTGGTAGTGTTGAATTAGTAGATAATATGAATAACAGTCCACAATTAGTTCAAGATTTACAATACCACGATGAAAGTAAAGGTATTGTTTGGTTTCCTTGTGTTATTAATATGGGTGAGAGGGGTATAATTTATCCCGATGAAGATCCACAAGATAAAGCAGCATTTAAAGCTGAACAAAAGAAAAATTATGTTTGGAAATATGCAAAAGTTGTTGAAATACCTGAAGATATGAGAGGACTATATGATAATTATGATAAGAGACTTGATGTGGAAAATGCAAAGACTTATGGTAAGCATGAATTTTTCAAAGCATGTCAAGATATGGGTATAATTCAAGACTTAAATAAAAAGGAAGAATAGTGGGATTTATAGCTTTACATAAATCAAGAGTATCAGCTCGTAAGACTATAGCGAGAACCAAAATTGAATCAGGTCAAATGTTACAATTTAGATATAAAAAAGTAGCTAAATCTGGAGATGCTCAACCAAACCAAGAAGTTTTAGCAATAGTTACAGGAATCTATCCATATGGTGGAAGTTTAAGTGTTAGAAAAGTTCATGGTTTAAGTATGGATATGGTTTCGGATCAACATTTACGGAGATTAGCAAACATTGTTGGCGTAGGTGCTATAAATGAGAGTCAATGGGAATTAGGAGAACGTAGAGGAGATCCACTTAAATTTTATGATGTAAAATTAACAAAGGTTGCAGGATTAGTAGATGAGGCTTATAGAACATACAAAATGGCAAATATGAGTCAAGTTAGACTTTTAGCATATGATTATGGAAAAATACTTGCACCAAGATATTTAGGTAAATTAGATGAAGATTAGTTATGGTATCACAGTCCACAATGAGGCTGATGAACTAAACAGGTTATTAGAAATATTAATCCACAAAACAGATCCTGAAGATGAAATAGTTATTTGTGTTGATGGTGAAGATGATGGAGTAAGATTTGTCTTGGATAGTTGGTGTCAACAATATGGACACGATGATATGAAAGTTATTAAGGTTTACCAAAGAAAACTTGAAGGTGATTTTTCAGCACAAAAGAATTCAGTTATAGAAAACTCAACAGGTGATTATATCTTTCATATAGATGCTGATGAATATCCAAATGAAATATTACTTCAACAAATAAAACAAATATTAGAAATGAATGATGTTGATTTGGTGTGGATACCACGTGTAAATACAATTGAGGATATGAAAGAAGAACACATTCAAAAATGGGGTTGGAGAGTATCAGAAAAAGGTTGGGTTAATTATCCTGATTATCAAGCAAGAGTATTTCGTAACGATAAGAATATAAGATGGACACGACCACTTCACGAATATATAACTGGATCTAAAACATATGCACACTTACCACCACACGAAGAGTTAAGTTTGTATCATCCTAAAACAATAAAAAAACAAGAAAAGCAGAATTTATTCTACAATGAAAACTTTAGCAGAGAGATGAACGTCAGAAACTAATGAATTTTACAAAGATATTTGAGTTTGAATCTTTGATTGGAGATGTTTATGATATTTTCAAATATGAAGATTTAGAATTCAATAGTTACAAAAAAGTCAAACACAAAGATAGTCGTTGGGGCAGTGAAAACCACAACAGAACTATCTATCAAACAGATGAATACTTTGTTAAAGTGTGGGATGAAGATTATATCAGAGCAAATACATTACCAACTGCATTCGCAAGTGGTTTCTATGATAGCACAATCGTACCAAATTTTGTTGGATTAATTTATGATGAAAATAATATTTGTAGAGGTTACATAACCAAAGAGTGTCAGCAATTATTTACAAAAGAAGATAGTCTTAAACAAAATTTAGTTAGACTTACAGATAAATCTCAAACATATTTTGACGAAATATTAATCAAAATAAAAATGAAAACTATTGAGAGTAAACATTTTTCTTATGATTTTTGTGAATATCATACATATGAATTTGAGGGTAAACCAACATTGATAGATTTAGAGGGTATATATTCAGTTGAAGAGTATTATGATTTAAAGCAACATCATTATAATACATATACAAGAGAAAATGCTGGTGATAGAGTAGATGGAGATTATTTAGAATCACCAAAATTCTTTAGCGATTTTATGGCACATAAAAATTATCAACAATTTCTACAAAATTTCTTACTTACAGTACCTATTAATTTAGAATATTTTTTAGATATGGAATTACAACATGGTAGTGGTGGTAAAGAAATAATTCATAATGACAAAAAGATTAAAACTGTAAGAGAAGCAGTTAAATACTTTTCAAATATGAAAAATATGAAAGAGGCAGCAAAGAAACTAACTGGTAAGAATCATCAGTATTGGAACTGTATGTGGGCTGAGTTTAGAAGAAAAGTTGAAGGTCATCATCAAAGAGGTTGGGAAAACATGACTAAGGAATATTATGATTCTTTAGAGATGATGACGGATGAAGAGATACAAGTATCTTTGATTGATGATCCTGTTAATTTTTTTGGTGGTTTTCTTAAACATGGATATCATAGAGCAGTCGCTATGATTGGTAGATTACTTAATGGTAAAGAATACATACCATTCTATATGCCATCACGAGAAATATTTAAAGGAAATGCTGAAAATCCACTAAGGTATGTAAACTATATTGAATTGATGGATGTGATGGGTTTTCCAAAAGAAGAGTATGCAATTTGTAATAGTGCTATGTTAGCAGTTATGGGTATAGATGCAAGAAAGAACAAGAATGGTGATTTAGATTTAGTATTTAGTAGTAAATTAAGAAAGATGATAGAAGAACAAAATATAGAGTTACCAAAAGAGATACATCCATTTCCACCAAATAGTGATAAGTTCAGATTCTTTGGTTGTAAAGATGATGATGATTTGGTTTATAACTATAGTGTAGATATACATGGTTATAACTTTGCAGAACCAAGATTTTATTTCAGTAGAATGCATATGTTAAAACAATCAGCACATAGAAATTTAGAAGACAATAGGAAGATAAAAGAAGAGGGTAAAAGAGGTGTTGAAGAATTTATCAAAATGAGAGGATATAAAGGTTATCCATTTAACAAGATTACCCAAGAACAATGGGGATTTGATTTGATACAGGAGGTTGGTTAGTGTTATATATACTTACATTACATTTAGGTGATAAGTGGATTGATATACAAAAAAGACAAATAGAAAGATTTATTTCAGAACCATATAAGGTTTATGCAAGATTAGGAGACCAACCTGGATTAGATGGGTGGAAATATGAAAAAGATGTTCCGAGTGGTAAGTATACTGACACCACAGTAGTTTATGATAAACACAAAGATAAGTTTGATGGTGCTATACCAGGTGCACAACATTGGGTACATTCAATGGGTAAACTTATAGATTATCTTGTGATGAATCAAGAATTAAAACCAACAGACCAAATATTATTATTAGATTCAGATGCTTTTCCAATAGCACCTATATCAGATTTTTTAACTGAAAGGTTAAAAGAGTATCCATTTATATCAGCACAAGAACCAATGCATGAATGGGATAGAGATCCATTGTATTATATACCACATCCAATGTTTATGATGTTTGAAGCTAAACATATATTAGAAGATAATTTAACTGATTATCTTAGACAATTTATTCAAGATAAAAATAATAATTGGTGGGGTGGAGTCATACAATGGTTATCAGAACGTAAATACAAATATTATGCATTGACAAGAACTAATAAGGTTAATTTACATCCATTATATTTTGCAATTTATGATAATCTGGTTTATCATCATTGGGCAGGTTCAAGAAATATGATTACCAGACCAGATAGACTTAGAGTTGGACAAAAGAGTGAAGAGAAACCGTCAAAAAATCAAAAGGAACAACTTGATAAAATAGCACTGGAAAATTCTAAGATGTCAGACGCGGTTTTTGAAAAAATAGAAGATGAAAAAGAAATTGATAAAATGATGGAGTATTTTAAAGGTGCATATGGTACTCCTGAACAACAAGCTACTCGATCAGGTAGTGAATTAGGATGGTCTCAAACACCTAAAGAAAAAGAGAAAAAGACTATGAAGAATCTTGAGTCAAGTGTAACTAAACAAGGGAAGTACGTAACTCAGATTATACACTTTAAGGGTGGTTATAGAAAAACAATTAGAAACATAGATACAGATACTATTGAACAAGGACAATTTACTAAGTTCTTTACTAAAGAGGGTCGTATGATATTGATACACGATCCTAATGTATTAATGCTTGAAGTATTTCAGGAGGAAGAAAATGAAGATTAGAGATACAATGTTACCTGTATTAAGACCTCTTGGTGGAGAAGAAGAAGTACAAGCACTTAGAGAAGTGATTGAAAGTGGTTGGTGGGGAAAAGGTCCTAAAGTAGCAGAGTTTGAAGAAAAGTTTGCTGAGATGGTTGGTGCTAAATATGCAGTAGCTGTAACATCGGCTTCACATGGACAAGACTTAGTTATGAAAGCTAAGGGATTTAAGGGAATAGATGTCATCAATCCTACTATGTCGTTTATAGCAACTGCACAAATTCCACTATGGAATGATTGTACAACTAATATTGTTGATGTTCAAGAGTGGGATTTGAATATTGATCCTCAAGATGTTAAAGATAGATTAAAAAGAAATTCAGATTGTTTAATAGCAGTTAACATGGCTGGTATTCCTGCACCTATAGATGAGATTAGAGAGTTCTATGATGGTTTCATTATAGAAGATACTGCTCATAGTTGTTATACAGAGGGAGCTGGTAAGAAAGGTGATTGTGCAGTTTGGTCATTTCAAGCAGTAAAGACAATGCCTTGTGGTGATGGTGGTATGATTACAACTGATGACTATGACTTATATTGTAAAGTAAAAGATATGACTTGGTTTGGTGTATCTTCTACTTGGAGTAGAGCTCAAGGTCAAAGTGGTAAGCCAGGTTATGCATGGGATTATCAAGTAGAGATTCTTGGTTACAAATATTATATGATTGATATTATGGCAGCTATATGTTTAGAACAAATGAAGAAACTACCTGGTCACTTAGATAAACGTCAACATATTCAAAATCAATACAATGAAAGATTGTTTAGTGAAATCAAGAGACCACCACATTCAGATACAGTTCAGTATTATATTGCTAGAGTGCCAGAATATAGAAGTTATGCTCCTGATATGAGTGGTGGTATAACTGCAAGTAGAGACGGTTTAATTGATTATTTAGCTGATAAGAATATTCATACTTCAGTTCATTTTAAACCATTACATAAGTATGGTATTTTAAGACAGTCCAATTACAGAGATTATCCTGTAGCAGATAGTATTTGGGAGTCTTTAATCAGTCTACCTTGTCATCCTGCTATGACAGATGAAGACATAGACTATGTTATATATTGGGTTAACAAATACTTTGAGGATTAAATGAGACTATCTAACATAGATACGTTATCAGCATATTTCGATAGACTGATAACAGAGAATATTAAGTTGTATTTCTTCAAGAAAGAGAAAGACTTACAGAAGATACATCATCAAGAAGTAGCTATTGATATGATAAAAGAGAAGATATCACAATTGTTACAAGAATCCTTTGAATCAGGTGAATATCAATACGTTGGTGAGAAGAGAACTTTTGATTCAAGTTCTATCGTAGAAGAGTTGGAAGATTTGATAACCAATGATATTCATATTGGTGAATCAGATAGAGCTAGACTAAAAGTTGTACTGATGGAAGAGAAAAGATTAAGAAAATCAAATGAGGGTAGAGCTAACAATAAGAATAAGATAGATATTTTATTTAAGGATATGGTTGAGGTAAAAAAATGAATGTTTTAATAACAGGAGTAGCAGGATTACTTGGTTCAAGACTAGCAGATTGGATATTAAAGAATACTGATTTTAATGTCATTGGTATTGATGATTTAAGTGGTGGTTACAAAGAGAATATTCCAAGTGAAGTAAAATGTTATTATCAAAATTTATCAACTGCTAACTTAGATAGTATCTTTGAAGAACACAAGATAGATATCATCTATCACTTTGCAGCATACGCTGCTGAGGGTTTGAGTCCATTCATTCGAAAATACAACTATCAGAATAATTTATTAGCATCTACAAATTTAATCAATCACGCAATCAAACATGATGTTCAGAGATTTGTATTTGCAAGTTCAATGTCAGTATATGGTAACATATATAATCCACCATTTTCAGAAGAGTTGACACCACGACCAATCGATCCTTATGGTATAGCAAAGTATGCAGTTGAACAAGATTTAAGAGTAGCATACGAACAACATAAACTACCTTACACAATAGTTAGACCACATAACTTCTATGGTAAAAATCAAAACATATGGGATAAGTACAGAAATGTATTAGGTATTTGGATGTGGCAAATAATCAATGGTTATTCACCAACAATATTTGGTAATGGTTCTCAAGTCAGAGCATTTAGTTATGTAGATGATTCTTTAGTTCCATTTTGGAATGCAAGTCAAAAGGATGAGTGTGTTGGTGAGATAATAAACTTAGGTGGTATTCATGAAGTCAGTATTCAAGAAGCATGTGATACTCTACTAAAGGTTACAGAAACAGACTTACAACCCGATTACCACGAAATGAGACACGAAGCACATTATGCATATTCCACTTGGGATAAGTCAGTAAGAATGTTAGGGTTTGAACATAAGACAAGTCTTGAAGATGGATTAGCAAAGATGTGGAAATGGGCACAGAAACAACCAAACAGAGATAGATTTGTTTGGAAAGAATATGAATTAGAAAAAGGGATTTATTCCTATTGGAAAAATGAAGAAGATAGTAATAGCACCAATCTTTAACGATACACATCTTGTAAAGTTACAGATACCAAACATAATTAAATCAATTAATCCTGATTATATCTTATATAATGAGGGTATGTTTCCAAGTGGTCCTGAAAGTACTACTAACGTAGATAATGATTTTGTAAACAAATATACTTTAGATGGTAAACGTGGTTTTGATTATGAAGAACTACAAGATGTTATTTCAGATGCACAAAAGAAATACAAAGATACAAAGATAATGTTGAATACTATGGATTACCAATCTACAGATGCACCAACTAACTATTATCATGGTTGTAGTAATTTTAGTGATTTTGGTATAGAGATAGAAGAGGGTGATTTGATATTCCCGTATGAGGGAGATGTATTTCATCACGAAGATGATGCTGATACAATAGAAGAAGCTTGTAATAAGTTAGAACCAAATCAAGGGTTGAAAACTATTTGGGTTGACTTCATAGCAAATCAATACTATGCAGAGGAGAAGACATTAAAACCATTCTTCAAAGCTGAGACAGGTAGACAAAGAAGATTTGTTATCAAATATGGAACTGATGATTATTATAAAGATGTGTTATTGAATTTTATGACACAAAAGTATCCTATGTTAGAAGACTTAGAAATGATAACCTATCATTATGCATGGTTCAGACCTGGTAAGTACGCTGAGATGAGACTTGCACAACTAAATAGAAATCCAGAATATTGGAACTTCTTCTTGAGTTCAATGTCAAAAGTTCCTGAGTTTAAGTATAAGAGAATAAGAGTTAGACCTAATCCACCATTAGATCCTAACTTAACTCATGCTTGGATAAGGTTTTGTGATTTCGATCATCCCGAAGATATTAAATCACATCCAAATTATATAGAACCATTGGATGAATACCAAATAGATAAAATATTGGTAGAGAGTGAAGAACACTTTGGCTAAAAATATTATATTCATTCCTTGTGTACCATCAAAACACTTATCAGACGTAGACAATTATAAAGAGTTATCTTTAAGTACTTGGAGACATTATGCAAATAGGATAGGTGCTGAGTTGATGGTAATGGATACACCACTAAGAAACCCTGATGAAATGAAAATTACTTGGCAGAGATGGTATGTTCACGATATATTAGAAAGTAATAATGTAGAATACGATAACATTTTTATGGTTGATGTAGATACAATGATACATTGGAACGCACCAAACATATTTGAAGAGTGTGCAAATGGTAAGTTCAGAGCTTGTGTTGATAATGATAACTTAGGTTGGTTGAAAGAGAGTATAGAGGGATATCAACATATGTTTCCTGATACAAAGGTTGATTGGGAAACTTACTTTAATTGTGGTATTATACTGATGAACAAAGGACACAAAGATTTATGTAAAACTATAACATCATTTTATGAGACAAATGAAAAACACATATTAGATCTACAACACAAGACACTAAAGAAAGGTTCAGACCAAACACCTGTAAACTACATGGTAAATAGAGATGTGGAGTTTGAGTTGATGTCAAAGAGATGGAATCTAACTCATATGATGAGAAAAGAAATATTGAATTACTTTATGTTTGTAGATACTGCTTGGTTGTGGCATTTCAATGGATTTGAAAAGACTATGAGAACACAAGTGATGCAAGCATATTGGGAACACTTTGGAAAGAACTATGAAATTAAATAAAAAATATATAATCGGAACACACGTAATGTTCTATGAAATTGATATGGTTGGGGAGTTCGTAGATAGTTGTGTAAATTCATTAGAGGTTATAGACAATAAAGAGAATGTTAAGTTTCACTTCTGTCTTAATCTATCTGAGTATTTTGAGAAGTTTGATAACCCTACAAGAAAAGATGAGATTGTGGATAAGTGGATAGCTATACAAAAACACTTAAAAGCTTATGGTGTAGAAGTAGAGACAGAATATTATGAAGATAACGACAAACCATATTTTATCGGTGATTATCGTAGAGACTTGAACTATAATAACTGTATGGATTATGACTTAATCATATGGGGTGAGTCAGATTGTTTGATGCCAAGAGAATTATTCCCATCATTAGAACAAGTCAGTCAGTATGCTGAATCACAAAACATAAACAAGTATGTTGCAACTTATGGTGTTAGAAAGATGTGGGATGACAGTTGGAAGATACTACAACATCCTAAGTTTGATAACTCTACCTATCACGAAATGCACCATAACACTTGGCAAGACGATCCTTCAAGTATATGGTACACTATGAACGTAGATGAAATGAATGCAATAAATGATGAGACTGAAGCAGTAGATTTAAGAATGATTAGATATCCAAGATTCGATGGTAGTGGATTAGTTATATCTACAGACTTGATTAAAAATGGTTGTAATGTTCCACATGGTGTTTGGTCGTGTGGTGAAGATACAGGTTTTCAGAATGTAACTCAGCAGATAATGGGACCTGCATTTGTTCAGTTTATAATTAGAAACTTATTAAAGGTTCACAACAGAAATCATCCACTAAAAAGAGAATATGTAAAGGGTGAAAAAGATATGAAGACTAACAAGGAAAAGAGAAAATCCAATAGCAAATGGATGAGTAATCACGAAACTTGTCAGTATAATTTAGATAATGTATTAGGACAAAATCAAAACAAATTTAAAAAATTAGGAGAAGACAATGGCTAAACAGAGAAAGTTCTTACCAACATTAGGTGAACTAATAGATAGACTTAGCATACATCAGTTAAAGGAAGTTTTCATACCAGAGAACAAAAAGAACTATGCTAAAGAGATGAGTGATATGGTTCATGATATAGATATGTTATTGAAAGAACACAAAGGTAAATTGACAGGTGATGTTATCAGAGCTATAGTTGTTCTATCACAAATGAATGCACACATTTGGTATAATGAATCACAAGTTCGTAAGGGTGAAAAGGGTTCAGATAATCTTATGTTAACTCATGGATTGAATGGTATTAGAAATACTGCTATAAATAAAATTATGGAAGTAGTTGGTGGTAGAAAAGATTACAAAGTAGATTGTATAGCATCAGAATTTAAAGATTGGGATGTAAGTTGGTAAAAGTTTCCATAATAGGAAAAGGTTATTGGGGATCAGTTATTGATAAAAATATCAATGATATGGTGGAGTACGTAGAACCAAACGATGCAGATTGGATTATCATATCTACACCAAATGATTTACATAACGAACAAGTGGAGTATTGGTTAAGTCAAAGAAAGAACGTATTCTGTGAAAAACCATTGACTTTGACTAAACGAAGTGCTGAATCATTATTCTCTCTTGCTGATTTCTTTGGTGTTAAACTGTACGTTGATGATGTGTTTAGTTGGAGAAAAGAAGATGAATTTATAATTGAAGATACCAACAAATTTATTTGGAAGAAACCAAATCAAAAAGATAAAAATTATATTGATAGATTAGCATACCACCATTTTTATATGTGGGTTGGTGATGATGATATTGATGTAAAAAGTATTACAGGTGATTTAAATAACTTTGAGATAGAATTAGAAGATGGTAGAGTTGCAGAGTTTTCTTATGGTAATAGTAGAGCAGTAACACATACTATTAATAAACACGACATGACGTATAGTGCTGATAGTCCACTAAGAACAATGTTTGAGTTTGTATTTTCAAATGCAGGTGATTATGAATTGAACAGAAAGATGACACTAAACGCAATCAAACTATCTGAAATAGTTAAGAAAGAGTTTTATCCAAAAGTGTTAGTAGTAGGTGGTGGGATATTTGGAACTACAGCTAGTATAGCATTAGCAACATCAGGTTTCAATGTAACTTTGCACGAAGAGTTAAACCATCTAATAATGGCAGCATCCGATATAAATCAATACAGGTTACATAGAGGATACCACTATCCAAGAAGTAAACAGACTGCACAAGAATGTTTAGATGGATTGAAATCGTTTAAGAGAAAGTATGGAGATAGTGTAGTCAACGGAGATGGTGTAAATCATTTTTATGCTATATCATCTCGTGATTCATTGGTATCAAGTGAAGATTATATAAAGTTTGTAAAAGAAATGGGATTAGATTATAATATATGTGAACCATTTCTTGGAACAGATTTAACTGTTGAAGTAAATGAAGAATTATTTGATAGTGATAAACTTAGAGTGCAAGTTATACAAAAGATAAAAGGTGCTGGTGTAAAAGTAGTTCGTGGTAAGAAGACTACAGAAGAAGATTTCAAAGATTTTGATTATATCGTGATTGCTGCATATGCAAAGATTAATGATTTAGTAGATGAACCAATACAATATCAGTATGAAGTGGTTGAGAAGCCTGTAGTTAAATTGCCAGAACAATATAAGAATAAAAGTGTAGTTGTAATGGATGGACCTTTTATGTGTCTCGATCCATATAAAGATGGATATCACGTTTTAGGACACGTTGAACACGCAATACATTCTACTAATGTAGGACATTATCCGATGGTGTTAAATAAATATATTGCTGCTTATATCAATACTGGTATTGTTCATGAACCACACGTTACTAAGATAAATAAGTTCATAGAAGCTGGTATGGAATTCTTTGAAGACTTCGATAAGTTAGAACACATTGGTTCTATGTTTACTATCAGAACTGTATTACCATATAGAGATGAAGATGATGCAAGACCAACTATTGTTAATCAAGTAGCTCACAATGTTTATACTATATTTTCAGGTAAGATAGGAACTTGTGTTGAAGCAGCTAATAAATTAGTAGAAAGATTACAAGCTTGATGGAAAAAGTTTTCTTATGTGGTTGTAGTTATGTTTGGAATATGTATGATTACATACAACATCATACTTGTTCTGAAAAACCTGATCCTTTATCAGGAGATAATCCATATCAAAATATTGGTTGTACTTGCAATAGAGTGAAAAATATTAGTTCTATTACTGTACCATCACATGCTTATCACGAACATGGTTATAAACAATATCCAACGAGTCAGTTAGATACTATAAAATATACTAACATGGCGGATACAGGAACAAGTAATGAAAATATGGTTAGAAAAATTATAGAAGTTGTTTCAGAGATAGGATTAGATAATTTTGATGATACTGTTTTTTATGTGGGATGGACTGATTTTGTTAGATTTGAAGTATATAATAATCTTAAAGAGAAATATATGAGAATGGGTCTTGAAAAACAAGCTTGGTCTGATACTAAACATTGGAGATATCATATGAAATATTATCTAAATCAAAGTGATATGTTTAGGAAATATTTAGAACAAATTATTTTTTTACAATCATTTTTTAATGACAATGATATAAAATATGTATTTTTTGATTCGTTGGATAATTTATTAAGTTCATATGCTAAAAAATATAGAGAAAAATATAAAAAAATATTTTCGATGATAGATTTAGATAAATGGGCAATAGGAGATACTCGTCGTTTATCATCACGTGCAAAGTTTGATGGAAAAACACGTTATAGTGTAGAGAGTTGGAAAGAAGATAAAAATTATTATTCTTTTCAAAGTTATTTAAATAGTATTGAAAAGTATGTAAGAGGAAACAAACATAAATATTGGAAAGATGATGGACACCCAAACAGTTTAGGATGTAAGGAGTGGTTTAAAGTTTTAAACAGGATAGCTCAATGAAGAATGTAGTATTTATACCAAATATTGATTTAGGAAATGGTAGGTCGACACCTTATCATTACTCAGTAAAGAGTTGGCAGACATGGTGTGATAAACACGATGTTAAGTTAGTTGAGTGGACTGAACCTATTATGGATCACAATAACTTTCCAATTATATATCAGAGAGAATGGGTGTTTGATATATTAGAACATAACGATGTAGATTATAATCAAGTGTTAATCATAGATGCAGATACTATAGTTCATCCTGATTGTCCTAACTTCTTTGAAAGAACTAACCACGAATATACTGCTGTAGTTAATAATGGTTGCTTTGAATGGGTTACAAGAAGTATAAATGCATGGGGACATTATATGTTTCCTGATGTAGAGAAGCCAAAGGTATGGGAGTATTTCAATACAGGTTTTATCATAGCTAACAAGGAACACAAATCATTTTTCAAAACAATACAAGAGTTCTATTTAGAAAATGTAGATAGATTGTATGAAATCAGAAACAAAGAAAAGTATGATGGATTACCCATACCTGGAGTAGGACAGACTTGTGTAAACTTCTTAGTAAAACAACACGATATAAAAGTAAACTATCTACCAGAGAGATTTAACTTAACAGATTTATTTAGAAAGAATATGTTACATATACCAGGTCACAATGATTGGTCTAAAGATGAGTTAATATACAAAGATACAGGTTATATATTTCATTTCAATGCTATACCGAAGAATGAAAGACACGCAGAGTATTGGATGAAGAGAACTTATGAGGAATGGTATGATGGTTAAATATAATGTTTTAGGTGATGGTAAATATAATTTTATATTACAGAATAAATTAGGTTCTACTACATTAAGAAATTATATAGGAGATTTAAAAGAATATGAAATTGAATTTTATAATAATGATTTACCAATTATAGTTCCATTTAGAATGCCCTGGAATAGATTTCTTTCAGGACAAGTTCAAGATTTTATGGATTTAATAGTTGAAGATAATGATATATATGCTATTGGAGCTGACGATAGTAAAATACATATTTTAAGTATAAATAAAAAAGAATCAAAATATTTTAAATTATTTCTTGAAAAGTTACATGAAGGATCTTATGTTAATGAAGTAAAAGTTAATGATATAACGGATGTTGGTTTTTCAATATGCTCACAAATGTTTAATGAATCTTCCAATCACGAATGGTGGTTTGATGGTCATACTTGGCCGAATGACTTATTAGTAAGACAATATAATGAAGCAAAAAGAACAGGTAAGATACGTTTTGTACTTTTAAGAGATTTATCAGAAGTAATTAAAGCTCTTTTTGGTATAGAAATACCACCCTCAGATATCCGTTTTCGAAGACTTCGTGATCGTCAAAAAATTATTATAGATCATACGAATACTAAGAAATATATTAGACTTCAACTACTCAATATAAATAAAACTTATGGTAATAAAATAAAAGGTGGTTTTTTATTTGCAGACAATATTAATGAGATGAGTCTTAAACCAAGTGAAAAAATAATATTTCGTGAAATTATTAGATTAGAAGAATATTATTATGAGAAGATTATAGAAGACGGTGTAAAGTGGTGGGAAAATGTTTGAACATCCACAAAGATTAGAATATCAAATGTACTGGGTAACACCTAAACTTAAAAAAGTTTTTGATAGAGTTTGTAAAAATTCTATTTTTATATTAGATTCTGGTAACCCAGTAGAATATGATATAGATTATTACAGAAGTTTAATTAGTGGTGGGCATGTTAATGACAATAATTTATGGGTTTTTTGGATGAAACATGAAGCATATTTACCCTTTGAATCTGATATAAGAAATTTACATGAAATGTGTAAGGAATTAGATTTAGATGAAAGCAAAATTGTTTTTGTTAATTCTGATTTAAATTTGCATAACAATTATACTGAGTGGTTTGGGGAGACTGATTTTGAAAAACCAATTAACTGTATTGGATTTTCTTGGTATTTTTTACATGACAGAGAAAATTTAATTGATGGGTTAGGTAATAATCCTTATGAGTTTATGAGATATAGAGATAGAGAAAAATTACCAAGTAAAAAATTTATTTGTTTAAATGGAACTAAAAATAGACCAAGACAATATATAATAAATAAACTTGAAAAATATAAAGATGATGGATATTTGAGTGATTTAAGTAGAGGAATAAAGATAGATAATATATCTATGAATAAATTAGTTGGCACTCAAAGAAGTGATGAACCATCCGTTTTTCGATTAGAGGATTTTCATAAAGATTCTTATTTCAGTATAGTTAATGAAGCTGGTGGTGGTTGGGAAGCTAGCAATAATGATAAGATATTATCCTTTTTTAGTGAAAAGATAACCAAACCATTATATTATGGTCATCCATTTATTTTAATTGGTTTTAAAAATTCTTTAAAAGTTTTAAGAGATATGGGATTTAAAACTTATGATGATGTATTTGATGAATCGTATGATGAATTGGAAACTTGGAAAGAAAGAACAAAGCATGTACATTATCAAGTTGAAAGACTGTTAAAACTTTCAAAGAAAGAGTTGAAAAAAATATTTGAAAAAGTAGAAGACAAGATACTATTTAATCAAGAGAGGTTTTTTGGTTATGATGGTTATGTTGATGATTTTATAACAGAACTTGAGGAATTATATAATGATTAGATTTATAGTTTGTGGTTGGCATATGAATCAATCAAGCTTAATTGATGGTTTACACGAATTACAAAGACTTAACCCTGATATGGTTCATGTGTTTTGGTCTTGTCATAGAGAACCGATAGATGAAATCAAAGAGAAGTTTGATTATAAAGTATTCCCAAATGGTGGAGAAGAGTATGGTGCATATGAACAAGCTATTAATCATCTTGATATAGATGATAATGATGTGTGCTTTTTTATGCATGACGATCTGATTGTCAAGTATTGGGATTTTGTTGAAATGTGTAAGAAATCTCTTGAAGCAGAAGAAGTTGAAACTACTCAAGGGATGCAAAAGGTAAAAATTATAGGAAATGGTACTAACTATCTTGTGGAAAATTATGATTACAATAAAGTTTTAGATATTGGTATTAAGAAAGAATTTGATGGAATGAGGTTAATTGATTATGTTAAACCTGAGAATAGACATATATTCGATAAACCAATTGATAAACTTTGTAGTGTTAGACCAAGTTTTATGGTTATGTTATATAAAACTGTTAAGGAGATAGGTGGATTTGAACCAAGACACGATGCATATGTTGCACCAAAGAAAGTTGGAGAGAAAGAAGATGGTAGAGGTATATATGAATACAGAGGTGGTAAAAAAATGAGTAGTTGGGGAAATGACTTTCCAAATTTAAACAATTACAAATACAATAGGTTGTTTCATTATAATCAGATTTGTTTTTTAGGATTACATTATTTGAATTCAGATTGGATACACGAATGTGCTAGAGGGAAGTCTATGTTAGATGAATGGGAAAGTTCTGAGGAATCAACAGCTGTAGCACATACAGGTGAAGCACTAACTAAAATAATGGAAAGAGACGAATGAAAATAGGAATAATAGGACAAGGTTATGTGGGAACTGCAATCAAGGTTGGATTCAAACCACATTACGATTTAGAGACATATGATAAGTACGATGAGGATAAAAGCACTTGTGATTTGACTGAGTTGGTTGAAACTTGTAATGTTATATTTGTATGTGTTCCAACACCAATGAATGAAGATGGTAGTTGTCATACAGATATAGTTGAGAGTGTGGTTAAGGATATAGATGATAGGGTTGACTCAGCTAATATCCCAAAACCAACTGTAGTAATTAAATCTACAGTTCCACCAGGAACTACAGATAGATTACATAAGAAATATAAGGGTGTTGACGTTATATTCAATCCAGAGTTTCTTACAGAGATGAATTTCATTGAAGACTTTAAGAATCAGAGTAGAATTATATTAGGTGGTATTCGTAGAGGTACAAGTTTCTTGAGACAAGTTTACAGTAAAGTATTTCCTCATGCTACTATCGTTAAGACAAATGCTATGTATGCAGAAATGGTTAAGTATTTCATCAATTGTTTCTTAGCAACTAAAGTTTCATTTGCTAATGAGATGAAAATGTTTTGTGATACATTGAAGATAGACTATGATAAAGTAGTAGAGTATGCAACATATGATGAGAGACTTGGTAAATCACATTGGGCTGTTCCAGGTCCTGATGGTGATTTAGGATTTGGTGGACATTGTTTACCAAAGGATTTGTCAGCAATCATAAGTCTTTCAGGTAAGTTAGGTGGACATACTGTAGTATTAGAAGCAGTTAGAAATCTCAATCTTTGGATTAGAAAACATAAGGATTGGGAAGAAATGAAAGGAAGAGCAGTAGTATGAAAATAGCATATTTTACAGAAATGGGATGGGAAGGTAAAGTAGATAGAACAAATCATAACAATATGAGAACAGAGTTTGCATGGATGAGTGCATTAGACGCTGACCATTATAATGTTCATGCACCAAAGTTAAAACAAGACTATGACTTGGGTATTGTTATAGTTCCTAAATCTAATCCAGAAATAAACCTAAAACCCTTAAAACAACATTGTGATAAGATAGCAATACAACAAGAAGGTCCTCATTGGTATTTTCAAGACTATCCATTGACACATCAATTTCATTTTCATAATCATTTGATGGAAGCTGATTATATCTTCGCACACAATGAAAGTGATAAAAAATATTACAGAGGTATTACAAGTAAGCCAGTATTTGTGATGAGAAGTCTGATGATCACCGATGGTATGACACCAAAGAGTCAAGGTGGAACTGGCAAAGTAATCATGGGTGGAAACTTCGTTAGTTGGTATGGTGGATTTGATTCGTATATGGTTGCTAGTGTATTTCAACCCGAGTGTGAGATATATGCACCATCAATGGGTAGAAAACAAAAGATGGAAAATCAGATAGATGATATAAATTATCTAAACTATCAGTTATGGAAAGAATGGATAGGAACACTAAAACAATTTGAGGTAGGTATACATTTAATGAGGACACACGCTGCTGGAACATTTGCTATGAATTGTGCTTGGCATAGTATTCCTTGTATTGGTTATAGAGGATTAGACACACAAGAGATATGTCATCCTAATTTGACTGTAGACTTGGGTGATTTACATAAAGCTCGTGAGTTAGCAGTCAGACTAAAAGAAGAGCCGGGTTTCTACGATGAATGTTCCACTTTAGCTAGAGTTAGGTGGGAAGAGGAATATTCAGAGGAACACTATCTCAGTCGTTGGAATAAGTTTTGGAGTAAACAATGAGAGCATTAGTAACAGGTGGTGCCGGCTTTGTTGGTACTAATTTAATAAAAAGATTATTAGAAGATGGACATGGTGTAGTTTCAGTTGATAACTATTCTACAGGTAAAAAAGAAAACCACCAAGAGGGTTGTCAGTATTTTGATTATGATATATCAAGTAAACATACACTTGGGATATATGTAGATGTTGCAACATATCCAAGTTGGAGAGATAGTGAATATGATGTAATATTCCATTTGGCAGCACTACCAAGAATACAACCATCGTTTGAAACACCCATAGAATCTTTTCAAAGTAATGTTGTTGGAACTATGAATATTTTAGAGTTGGCTAGAAAGAATGGAAATATTCCTGTAGTATATGCAGGATCGTCATCAAAACATGGAGACTTATATTCTAATCCATATAGTTTTACAAAGTGGCAAGGTGAACAATTATGTGAAATGTATTCTAACATATATGATTTACCTGTTACGATATGTAGATTTTACAATGTTTACGGACCACACCAACTTACAGAGGGTGAGTATTGTACAGTTCTTGGTATATTTGAAAATTTATATAAAAATAATAAACCATTAACAATTACAGGTGATGGAGAACAAAGAAGAGACTTTACGCATGTTGAAGATATAGTAGATGGTTTAGTTAGAGCATTTGAACTTGATCCAAGATACGTTTTTGAAGAGTTTGAATTTGGTAGAGGTAAAAACTATTCTATTAATGAAATAGCTGATGCCTTTGGTGAGTATCCAAAAGAATATATAGAAGAGTTGCCAGGTGAAATGAGAGAAACATTATGTCAAGAGCGAGCATTAACTCATGCTGAAAGTGTGTTAGGTTGGATTCCTAAAAAAGATATAATAGAATACATCAAGGAAACTAATGAATAAGAAGATGTTAGTAACAAATGGATGTAGTTGGGTTTATGGAGATACGTTAAAGAATCCAAGAATGGATAACTTTGCAACAACACTAGCTACAAGTGGTGGGTTTAATGGAGTACAAAATTTATCAATCAAGAAGGGTTCTAATGCTAGAATATCAAGAGTAACAATTCATTGGTTGTTAGAACATCAGAGTGAATGGGATGATATATTTGTTTTAATTGGTTGGACTGGAGCTGTAGATAGACCAGAATTCTACAGTCCTATGCAACAGAAATGGATACCAATAAATAATTGGAATATCAAAGAGGATCACCATTTGAAATCAACTGAAGAGGAACAAGATAGAGATATGGCTAAAGCATATTATGAACTTCATTGGTCTGAGTTAGGTTCTTTCCAAGATTATTTTAATAATGTAATACTTTTACAGAACTTCCTAAAGTCTAATAATATTGATTATTACTTCTTTAGGTCTTTTGCTTTTGAGGATCCATATAATCAAAGTCATTATGGTTATAGTAGACTTTTAGAATCTGGATTGAATGCACTAAAGGGTAAATTAGGTATACCAACTAATCCTAAGAAAGCTAAACATTCAGATGAAGAGGTTTGGAAAGCATATGTAGGTTCTGGTTGGTTTCCTCAACATTGGAAAAAAGCTATTGATTTAGAATTGTTTCCATCATTTGTTAATTACGATAGAACGTTTCAGTATCACATTCAAGATAATGTAAGAGAAGACGGTAGAACATTCAGAGAACATTATCCAATTCATCCTAACAAAGATGAACATGATATGTGGGCTAAACAAATACAAAAAGAAATAGAGGCATTGTAATGGAGAAGATTAGTTTCATAATCCCATCAAGAGATAACCTAAAATATCTCAAGTGGGCATATGAGGGATTGAGAAAGAACTGTAGTCAAGAACATCAGATTTGTATGGCTGATGATGCATCAACTGATGGGACTTGGGAGTGGATGGTTGAAGAAAAGAAGAAGAACAAGAACCTATCCATCTACAGAAATGAAGGGCCAGATAGATTAGGTTTGACTGTATTGTATGATTACTTAGCAGAAGAGTTAGCAACTAACGATGTGATTATGTTCTTTCATGCTGATATGTATCCATCTAAAGATATGGATAAGAAGATACTAAGTAAGTTAGAAAAGGGAACTGTAGTTAGTGCTACAAGAATAGAACCACCACTACATCCAGACGGACCAGAGAAGATAATATCACCATTAGGATTTGAACCCGAAGAGTTTGACGAAGAGAAGTTTGACAAAGATGTAGAATTATACACAAAAGAACATTTTACTGAGGGTGTGTTTGCGCCATGGGCACTATACAAAGATGATTACTTTGATGTGAACGGACACGATCAACTATTCATTCCACAATCAAGAGAAGATTCAGATATCTTTAATAGGTTTTATCTAAATGGATATCAGTTCAGACAAATATGGGATGGTTTCGTATATCACTTGACAAGTCGTGGTAGTAGATTCAGAGATGGTGTCGGTAAGGATAGTGATGAATGGAAATATTCGAATAGTCGGAATATGAGGAATTTTATTCGTAAGTGGGGAACTACACCAATGCATGATTCCATGATGAAACCAATAGTGTTTCCTAAGTATGATATTGGATTGGTAGTAACTAATTGTAATGTAGAACTATTGAGAGCATTAGAACCCTGGTGTAGTCATATCTATGGTGATTGGGTAGGACATAATGAAAGGCCTTCTAATGCAACAGGGCTTGGTGTGAATAAATATATAATAGAAGAACAAGAGAAAACTGAATATGATTTAAGAGAGAAGATACATACACTTACTCTTGAACCAGAGAATGATGTGATAGTTAGGTTTGATGGTACACAAATTACAAATGAAAATATAAACTTTATATCTCAAATGCCTATGATATTACAAGAACATGATGAAGTAGGTAGTTTTGCTCATGATATATTTCAAGTTGAGATAAAAACATTAGAACATAAGACAAATGAATTAATCAAATCAAAACCACTAAAAAGTTACGATTTCAAATTATGACTTACTATTTATTATTGAACGGTTCTCATGTGGAAATCGGTGAAGAGAGCTTTGGTAAATTTTGGCCTAGTGAGGGATTAAAAGCGTTGTATAAAATTATAAATGAAAAACCAGAGATGTTATCAGAAATCACAATCAAAACAGATCAGAACGTAGACTTAACAATAACAGAATTTATAGACACAATCGAAGCCTTAAAAATGGAAAAAAAGGCTTGACAAGTATATGATTTTATTCGTATATTCAACTAAATGGAGAAGGACATGCCAAAAGTAGATAACTGGGAAGATTGGGATGAGATGGAAGAGCAATACGCTGAACAGGAAGTTCGTAGTAAAATTAAACATAAGTTACAAAAAGAAAGTAAGGTTAAACAGAATGTTAAACATAAAAAAGAGTCTAACAAAAATAGTTCTAACAGTAGTTAGTATATTTCTAATAGGTTGTGAACTTGAACCTCAACCTGTAGAATATGACTTTGAGTTATATGGTGAATCACTATCGTTGGATGAGAATGGATTCTATCACTTTGATTTGAGTGATGGTATAGTATACAATAACATAACAAGTAGAACAAAGTTTGTAGCAAATACAAACAATCCAAATATACAAAAGGTTGGATTTGTGGCATCACATTATTGGTATGTAGGTGATACATTGGGTTATGTTATAAGTCGTGGGTTAACTGATGATTTAGTATATGTTAGTTATGATACAAGTTATGTAACGTGGTTCAACGGATTTGAAGTGCCAGTAATAAATGGTGCAAGTTACACTAAAGATGCATTGGCATACTCTTGGGCTGCAATCCCATTCAGTATGGTTGGTGATACTATTTATTTTAAAGCATCATACTTTGATGAAGCTGAGTGGTTAAAGTATGAAGAAACCATAGGAGTAATCATGGAATGAAGTTTGAATTATGGAGCAATAGAGCTCAAGAAGTAGTTGACACTATAGATTTTACAGAAGGTCCGACACCCACTGCTAATATTCAGGGTGCAAAGTCGTATTTTATGGCTAGGAAAATGTTAAAAGAAAAGGATTTTGATAATTTATTTACAGTAAAACCTAAACCATATGTTGTTAGAGAATATAAATGGTGGAAAGAGGAGTCAACAGATTTAGACGATTTTTAGATTAGGAGAATGTTATGATAGAAATTATATGTTATGTTATGATTGGTTCAATGTTAGGATTGATGTTTTCAGCATTGATAAGTGCTAATAAATTTAGTAGATATAACCAAAGAATTCATGAGTTAGAACATGAAATAAAAACATTAAGACAAAGAGGTAGAAAACCTCAACCAAAGAAGAAACCTGTAAGGAGACGTAATGCCTAAACAGGGTGTCCATCCATTCGGTAAGAAACCACTACCAAAAAGTAGAGTTGAATGGGCAATATCAGAAACCAAGTCATTGATGGCTGCTGCTCGGTTATTACAAGTATCGTATAACACGTTCAAGAAGTATGCAAAACTATATGATGTATTCCATCAGAATAAGAATCAGACAGGGCTTGGTATATCTAAAGGTCCTAAAGGTTCAAGTCAAGTAACAATGGATAGGATCTTTAGTGGTCATCATCCAAACTATCCACACTACAGATTACAAGAGCGCTTAATAAAAGATGGCTTCCTGGCTGAGGAGTGTAGTAATTGTGGTTTTGATGA